AGATTGATGAGATTTATGAGATTGATGAGATTGATGAGATTGATGAGATTGATGAGATTGATGAGATTGAGGGGAATGGGGGGATTGAGGGGGGGGGGTGTTAGTAGCCGGGGGTGTCGAAGTTGAAGTTGATTGACCAGCCGTTCCATCCGCCCAACTGGTATTCGGGGTCGGTGTGGATGGAAGAGAGGTTTAGGTATTCGAGGTGTTCGTTACCGGAGAGCTTTGCATGGCGCAACCAGTTTTTGACGGCGGTTACCACGTCTTGTATTTTTTGGTAATGTTCGAGTTCTTCGGTTGCGGTGAAGTTGCCGGGGTCGGTTTTTTCGAGGACGAAAAGCCAGACGATGTTGTTTTCGGCGAAGTTGTCTTCGTTGACAGTTTCGGGGTCGGCACTGGGGATGGTGGCCGCGAGCCAGATGCCGGGATTGTCGGCAAGGCGGCGGACGAGGTGTTTTTCGTTGGCGACGAGGACAAAGCCGGCTATAGTTGATTGGAAGTTTTCGAGGAGTTGGACGTTGACTTCTTGGAGGAGTTGGGAGAGGAGGGTGTTGAAATAGGTAATTTTTATCATTGTTTCTTTTTTTTGTTGGACAGATTGGACTAGTTGGACGGGTAGAGGGATTTTAGGTTGTCGGATTGTTTTTTCCAGTAAAGGAGGGCGGTTAGGATGTCGATGTAGTTGGTGCGGTCGACATGGGCGGGAGAGCCGAAGAGTTTGCTTTCGGCGATCATGAAAAGAAGGCCAATGAGGCCAAGGTCGTTTTCATCGAGGGATTCGTTTTCATCATCATCGGTATATTTTTTTGTTGTGAAAAGCGTTTCGAAACAAATGATTTTGTTGCCGATTTGGACATCGCCGGATTTGATGTATTTGTCGGCATTGAAAAACCAGAGCCAGATTGCGGATTTTTTCCACGAAGGCACATCGGCCAAAAGTGCGGCATAGTGCTGTGTGAGGTTTGGGTTGAATGGTTGGCGGTGGTTTCCGTCGAAATCGGGGGAAAGTTTGAGCTGTTCGATGTTGTTGTGAAGGGGGCGGTATAGGGTTGCGACAAAGGCGTCGAGGTCGGCAGGGGATTTTGAAATGCCATAAGCCTCGAATTTGTCCCAGGCGTGGCGGTATTCGCCAAAAGTGATGTCGAGCATTGCAGTTGCGGGTCCGTGAAAATCAATGCCATGAGAATGCAGCACGGGGAATCGGTTTTCGATTTCGGTGTAATCGAGCAAAACGAAAGAGCCGTCGGGGGTTGTTTCGGTGCGGAAAAGCCAATTGAGGGTTTCGGTGAGCTGCCAGATGTTGGCGTATTTGTCTTCGAGTTGCTGCTGGCTAAGATTTTTGTCTTTCCAGGAGTGAAGTCGGGTGCGCTTGATTCCGAGGAAAAAATAAAGCACCCGGAGGAGGAACTCGTTTTGGTCGAAAATGCCGTTGACCACGTTTTGCCAGTTTTTGATGATGAACTCGAATTGGGGGTTTGACAATTCGGACCAGGTGGAAGGGTATTGGGCGGTGTGGTTGTTTTCGGCGATTTCGATGGTTGTCATTTTTTTGTTTTTGAGTTGGACAAGTTGGACGATTTGGACTATTGGGCGGTTAGAGGGAGATGAATTTGTCGGTTGGGTCCATGGTTGGGAGCATGTTGGTGATGGATTGGTCGGATTCGTCGGTATTGATTGTGGACCAGTATTTTTTGAGTTCGTTGAGCAAGTTGAGGCCATCGGTGTGGAGGGATTTTGCAACGGCATTGACGATGTCGAGCGTGGCGGGGTAGCTTGCTTTTGCGGTGTGGCGTTCGGAGATGAAATTTTGGACAACGCCCTCGGGAATGAGTGAAAGCGAAAAACGTTTGACGGCGATTGCCATAGTGAGCAATGGGATAGGGGTGCAGATTGTTTCGATAAGTTCCTGGACATCTTCAAAGATTTCTTCGCCAGAAGCGATAAGTTCTTTGAGTTCTGTGAATTTTTCGGCACCGATTATGGGTTTGATGAATTTGCGCTCCACTTCGCGCATGATGGGTGCGATGCGGAGAAAGAAAACCGGGGAGCTGTCGATGGAGAACAGGTCGTTGAACGCCTCGTAGGTGGGGATGAACAGGGCGAGTGTTTTTTTGCGGGCGGTGGAATCTTTCCATTCTTCGAGGTCGGCGGCGTTGGCGTTCAGGAATTTGACAAGCCTATCGAACGCCTTTTGGTAATTGCGGAGGGCGGCGGCATCGTCGCGGTCGTACATCCACTCCCACGCCATTTTTTCGGATTCGGGGTCGATTTTCATTTTGCGGCCAGAATCTTCGTGGCTGATGTCGTTTCCCTGGTAGTGCCAGAGGGTTGCGAGGAAGGAGATAGGGAGCTGGATGTGTTGGACAAGTTGGTCGTTCAGGGCGGGGTCGGTGGCGGCCAAGTAGTCGGCGCTGAGATAGTGGTTTTCGGCACGTTGGAAGATTTCTTTCCCGATAAGTTCCTGCAGGTCTTCGGAAGCGAGCATGATTTTGACGCTGATTTTGTCGAAATCGTTGGATTTGTAGTAAGAACCGGTGAGGGTGCGGAGTTCGGTGTTGCCGTTGTTTGCTTTATTGAAAATCATTTTTTGCTTTTTTTGACGATTTGGACTTTTGGGACGGTTAGACGTTGGAGGTGGTGCGGTCCTGGGGGGAGACGTTTTCTTCTTTGAGGACGATTTTGTGGTAGAAGCCGAGCCGTTTGTTTTTTGCTGGCCACATGGCGGCGATGCACTGGTTGATGGCTTCGAGGATGACAGTTTCGGGGATAGTTGTATCGGAAGCCAGGTAGAGCTTGAGTGCGTAGAGCATTTCGGAGCCAGAGGCAGATTTTCCGCCCATCATCATGTTACTGAGGGCAGGATGGAGACCGATGCCAGAAGTTGTGGCTTCGGCGGCTTTGTCGGAAATGCGGATTTGTGCTTCGATGAAATCGCTGATTTTTTGGTCGATGGGCTCGATTTTCCACGAAGCCATGACGCCAGCCTCTTCGTCCCAGAAATCGACAGTTTCAATGAATTTTCCTGTGTTCTTTTTCCCGGCCAGCACAGAAGAAATTTTGCGGAAAGTTTCGCGTTTGACTTCCTCCAATTTTTCATCGATACCGGATTCGCTCATGCTCGGGAAACGTTTTTCGAGCTTGTCGCGTTTTTCGGCCCAATACCCGGCAGGGGAATGGATGTGGTTTGTGAGCACCAAGCCATTGTCGGAAAGGTATTTGAGAATATCTGGCACGTCGGTAGAGCGGGCAATCCAGTTGCGGCTGCCCCAAAATCCGGGAATAGAATAGAAATTGTGTGCGAACGAATAGCTGTTGTGGTAGCTCATGCTGGCTTTGTGTTGGAAGGGGAAATATTTGTCCCACACGGGCCAGGTGCGAATGCCGGTGCGGCGGCAGTCGTGTTCGAAGTCGCCTGTGTAAAAGTATGGCACATCTTCGAGGCGGCGGGTGTCAGTCCAAGCCATTCGGGCATCGGTGCCTGGGCAAACTTCGAGGACGAACTGCGGGGCTTCGCCCAGGCGCGCGCCACGGCGGAGGAAGCGTTTCACGAACACGCCCTTGAGGTATTTGTATTCGACGGTGGCCATGTCGATGAAACGGCGGTAGTTCCAGGAGTTGAGCCAGTCCCAGATTTCTTTGTCGTAGGTCCATTTGCGTGTGACTTCGCCATCTTCGAGGAGTTCGGTAAACAATTGTGGGCCTTGGCCGTGGAGCAAACCTATTTCGCGTTCGAGGATGCCGGGGGCGAGGTGGTTGTTTTCCATCATGTCGCGCACCACCACTGGCAGGCGGTTGTTTGCGCCGTAAGGCACTATTTGTTTTCCGCCCACGATGTCGGGGTCGGCTTCCCACTGGATGCCTTTGTCGGAGAGAACGATTGTGTCCCAGAGGTCGGAAGTGTTGTTGACGCCCATTGAGTAGGAGAAAACACCGACATCGGGGATATTCATGACGACAGAATCGCCTATTTGTTTTGTGACAGAAGCCCCCTCTGTCTTCGACATCTCCCCCAAAAGGGGAGAACTTTCCTTACTTGATTTCATATTAATTCGACTTTTTGACCGTTAAACAACATTACTAAAGGCTGGTAGAACTGGCGGGGTTCGCCTGTATCGAGGTTTGTGTATGCTTCCATGATTTCGCGGTTGCTGTTTTGCTCGGTGGTTGGGCGTGACCGCAACCGGGCGCGGGCGACATCGACAATGCCGTCGGATTTTCCGGTAGTTTCGCTGAAGCTCATGAATGAGAACGAGAACTCGCGGCCTTGGGCGGATTCGTCGCGCATTTTTTCGATAGCTGTGTATAAGTTCATATAGCGAATATAGGGGGCGGGGAGTGGAGGGGAAAGGACAAAGGGGAATTGGGAAGTAAAAAGTAAAAAGTAAAAAGTAAAAAGTAAAAAGTGGAAAGTGGAAAGTGGAAAGTTGGACGGTGGGGACTGTTGGACGATTTGGGGGAGAAAGAAAGCAGCCCGGGGTGTGGGCTGCTTTGGGTTACTGTTTTGAAAGCGACATTGCGATGAATTGTTTTTCGGAGATTCGGCCTTCGGCGGCGAACTGGTGGGCGGCGTAGGCGTTCCATGGTATTTTGCTGCCCGATGGCATGACGATGTGGGTTGGCTGGATGCCCGTGTTTTGTTGGAGTTCGAAAACGAGCATGATCGCGTGTTCTGTTGTTTCGGCATCTACTTGGTAGATGAGCTGGTAGGTGGATTTTTTTTTCATGGCTTTTGGAAATTTTTCAGGTATTCGCGGATAAATGATAGCTCCATGATTGAAGTTTTGCAAGCATCGTCGTTGCCATCGAGCAAATTTGTTGCAATGAGGCTGATGGTGTCTGATATTTTTTCGCGGAGATGCTTGATTAGATGATTGTCGTGTTCCTGGAAATCTTTTAAAAGCTCGATTAATTTTGGGGTAAGAATAACCCCTTCGATTTCGATGTGGTTTTTTACGGAATTTTCGTTTAATTTTGTTGTCATAATTCGTTTGGATTTAATCCCCCGGGATAAAGGTGTTTCGAGCACCTCCCGGGGGGTTTTTTGTTTTATTTGCTCTCGAAATTTATACATCCGAAGTTTTCGCCTACTTCGCATAAAGGAATTTTAGTTTTAGTTAAATCATCAAAAACCGTCTGGTTTTTTTTTATTAATTCTTTGTTACCAAACATTACACAGCTTCCAATATGGCTTTCTTCGTCGTGGATAAACCACACACACTCTTTACATTTCATTTTTGCTCCTCCTGTTTAGGTTGATTAAATAAATCCCAAGTCTCTTTAAATTTAGTGCGGGTAAGGTTGGCCCTTTCAGATTTCTCGCCTTTAAGTTCATCTTCAAGTTGAAGATACTCTTCGAAATCATCACCACTTTTGTCGTTCTTTTCCTTTAACTCAAGAATTCTTTTCTGAAGTTCAACAGTTCTTTCAATCGATTTCACCTGTGACTGAGCAAAACCAAATAGCATTTGCTCAATGGTCATAAAAATCCATAGCTCAAATTCAGGATTTAACCATGCAGCAAATTTTAAGGCTAAAATGCGGTGCATCCATGTGCCTGATTTTTGTTTTCCAGACACTAAATCTTCCCTGTTTTTAACTCCTAAAAAGTCGGAATTCCGACTATTTAGACAAGCAAAAATGAAATTTTCAGTGCTTTCATTTTCCAAAAAGTGAGTTACTTTTTTTCCAAAAACATTTGCCATTTGTGTGGCGTTAACCATCACATTTCTTTCTTTCATGAAGGGTTCAAAATCAATTTTAAAGCCTTCGTAATCTTTTTTGAAAATCATTTAAATAAATTTTAAAATTAATGATACAAATATATAACATTATACGATATATAATGTTATTATATTTAAAATAATTTAAAAGTATATTATATTTGTTCAAAATTTATTTATATGACAAAAACGGCAAGAGGTATTACAATCGATGATGATTTATGGGAATCTGCAAAAATACAGGCAGAAAAAGAGAATCGAACTTTAAGTAACTTTATTGAAACAATTCTCAGAAAATATCTGGAGGAGCAAAAAGAAAAGCCCGGTTAGTAGCCGGGCTTTTTGTTGGGATAAACGCGGAATTCCGCGTTTATACTAATTCGCTAATTGTGCAGCTATTGCGATTGCTGCGATGATTGAAGCCACAAGATAGATGATGGCAATTATCTTGATTGTGTTTACCCCTGAGGCTATCCGGGAAAGGTATTCCCTAGACAGGGCTTTGTGCAGGGTTTCGACCATGCCGAATTGCTGGTTGAACTTTGTGAAAAATTCATCGTCGGATAAAGCTTCGTTTGCCCGTATGAACTCGGTAATTGTTTTTTTGTAATCGTCGACATCTTTGTTGTAAAAAAATGTGCGATAGTCGGCAATGGCTTTGCCAAGTACTTCTCCTCTTTTCATAATAATTGATTTTTACGGTTTAATAATTACAATGTTAAACAAAATTTCGATTAACCGAATCATCAAACCGATGGCGACCAGGAAAAAGGCAATGTACCAGCCGTATTTGTAGTATTTATGAAAATTGGAATATGGCATGGTGGAAGTTACGAAAAAATTGGGAGATAATATGGGTTGGACGGTGGGGACTGTTGGGACGGATGGGGTGGGTGGAAATGAAGGCACCGTGCGGGGGTGGCACGGTGGTTTTTTTATGGCTTTATTTCGAGTTTCAAGTATTTCAGTACTTTTTCGATATCGTCAATGGGCATGGGGCGGATGCCTTTGAGGAAGTTGAAAAAGTTTTGATAGTCGATGGAGTTGTCGATGGCGCATTTGCGCTTGGAGATTTTCAGTTCTTTGAGGCGGTCGGCAATTGCGGTGCGGATCATTTTGTTCATTTTTTGTCCTCCCCAAAATTAGTGTTTTTCTTGAAAAACGGATGGGCGGCCAGTTCGTTGGCGTTCTCCTGCTTGTCGATGCGGATGTACCGGAAAAACGAGGATTCGGTGCGGTGGCCTGTGCATAGCATGATTTTGGCGACTGGCACCCCTGCGAGGTACATGTTGGTGGCGAAGCTGCGGCGGGCTGTGTGCGAAGATACGAGGCTGTGCTTGGGCAGTTTTTTCTTGACAACCTTGAATCCTTCGGTGCGTTCGACGAGTACCGGGTCGCTGATTTTGGCGCGGCGGCAAATCGTTTTCACGATTTTGTTGAAATTCTGTTGGCTGGAGTTGTATTTTGGGAATTCGCCGTTGTTGCGTTTCAAAACATCGAGGATCATCCAATGCACCGGCACGATCACTTTTTCGCCCGTTTTTTTTGTTTTGAGAGAAAATGTGCCGTTGAGCATGTTCTCGGTGCCCAGCTTGGCGTAGTCGCTATACCTCAATCCGGTGCAGCACCCGATGATGAACCTGTCGCGGACCAGGGCAGCATCTTTTTTGAGCTTGAGGGCGTTGATGGTTTCGATTTCGGCGGTGGTAAGGTAGATTGCCACGGATTCCTCGGTTTTTAGTTTGTATTCGTGAAAGGCCATTTCGGTTTTGTGGCCATCACGGGCGGCGGCGTTCAAGGCGGTTTTCAACTGTGCGGCATAGCTGCGCATTGTGGAGTTGCGGAAGTTGTGTTTGTTTTTGAGGTGGAAAACAAAATCTTCGAACAGGTTGAACGTGAAGCTGTCGGTCATGAGCACTGTTTCGCGGAGTTCCTGGAACTCTTTGATTTTTTCGGCCAACGCCCAGAACTTGCGTTTGTATTCGCGGGGGCGGCGGCTGCGGTTGGCGTATTGGGTGATGTACTTAGCGAGTTCTACTGGCTGTGGGCTTTTTTGCCCAAAAAAGTTTAACTTTGGCATGTTTTATTTTGTTATTGTTAGACAAATTAAACTGCCCCGGCTATAGTGTTGCTGCACTGCCGGGGCTTTTTTTTTAGTTTTCGAGCACCCATTTCAGGGTTTGTTTTTTTGATACGTAGGAAATCATTGCATCGCTATAAGTCCACTCGGGGTGGTAGCTGCTGTTGCGGCTCGGTTGCTTTGGTTGCATCCGTCTTTTTAACTTCCATTGTGGGCAGATTTTGCCCCTTTGCCTTTTCGGCATTAGCTTTTGATGTCATAATTTAAAAATTTTATGTTAAACATTGCCGAAACCCTTGATTTCTCTAACGTTTCGATGATTAAAAATACAAAAAAAAATGATTCAAAACAAATTTTAAAACACCTATATGTTTGTTGTTCAGCCTGTTAAGTGCATTTATTTCACAAAAAGCGAAAAACAAACGAACCAATGCCTTAAAAAATATTTTTTAGCAAAAACCGTAAACGGGGCGATTTATTTTCATTATAGGTCAATATTTAGCCCTGTTATTAAAAATAATTCTAAATAACGTGCTAACAATCAACAAACAAACCTTTTTGAAATTCTTTCAAAAACGGTTGTGAGATAGTTAACTCCGAACCCGCTCCCTCCTGTGGTTGCAGTTGCAAACCCATTGCTCGCGCGGATATATGATAAGTGCCTGATTGGCTGTGCCAAAATCCAACCAATACCGTGAACGGGTGTGCAGCACTCGTTCACACCATATTTTCTTAATCAAGGATAACTTTTGAAAATTGCTTAAGTTGTTGATACATCTCCGGAGCTTTGGCGGCGGTGCCCCTTGGATAGCTTCAACCACTCTTTTCGGCACATCAGATATTTGAATGCGTCAGAGAAGTTGGTGGACAGAGATGGTAGTTTGTGGACTGGAAGTTTTTCGCTTTTCTTTTCCTTCTCGATAAGCTTCCTACCACGGCGGTTGGATATTTTGGTGGGGGCAAGTTCAAGCGATGACTTGAGGCAGCGGCAATTGAACTGGTCGATGTTGACTTTCGGTAACAGGGGATTGACTTCGGATAGCAGGTCAATCATAAAGTTATATTCTGTGTTTGAGTGGATGTTCCCCTGCCCTATTGAACGCAGGATTACTTTCCAACCTGTGCGTCTGCCATCGGCATTCTTCTCGATTGCTTTCTTGAGTTTTGTGGCAACGTCTTGTCCTGTCTTTTGGTAGTTATTGCCAGCACGGTCATAGTAGAGGTTGATGGTCTTCTGTTCGTGCGGTTCAAAGTACTCAAGGAAATCATCAGCCAGCTCGCGTATAGAGTTAGGTGGTATAGAATAGAACTCCTTCAGTATGTTATATTCACGCTTTCGCTTGCCATCCTGTGCAATAAGCATGGAGTTCATGTTGCCAAAATCGACGCCCATGTCGATAGCTTTTGATTTGTCAAGTTTTGACAAAATGCGGCAATCTTCCTGGTCGCGAATGCCAAAGGCTTCGCTCCAGTACGAATCTGCCCCATCCTGGTAGAAGTGCCGTGCATCGAGCTGTGAATAGAACCGGTTGCCTGCCATCAATGAAGGTTTCAAAGAAAGGATTGCCTGAAGCACATCATCCAGTCCGGTTTCAAATTCATCAGAAAAATAATCGACACCCAAAATATCGGCATTGATGAACGAGCTGGCAACCCAGAAAAAAACAGATTTGCGCCTCACTTTTTTCCAACGTGCTTCCCAGCGGTCGAGCTTGCGCTTTGCGTTGGCGAGTTCCTTCCGGTCTTTCGAATCCTGGGCAAGCACAAATTCTTTTTTCACATCGTTGAAAACCATTGCCACTTTCAAAATGGTAACAATAGCCTTTGGGTCCATTCGTTTGCGGTGCTTCAAAATCCAATCGTATTCGCCAATCAGGTTGGGGTTTGGCATGTCGGTAGTAAATGTCTGGGAGCGGTAAAATGGCGAATCGCCATAGCGCACCTTGTACCCGCGCACGGCTTTTGTCAGTTTCGCGATTTTGTCTTCACGGAAGAATTTCACTTCATCGCCCAAAATTGCCACATACGAACGACCGGCTGCGCTCGATGGCCTATCGAGCGAAATCAGCGTTAAGTTGAACCCGTTGAAAAAAGGGATTGTGTGCTTGTAGTCGGAAATTATATTATAGGGTTTTTCCCAGTGGTCAAATGGAGGTTTTTCAATTCGGTAGTGTATTTCTTCTTCCCAGCCTAAAAAGCGAAGCCCTTCCTGAAGTGTTGGCAAAACGTTTTTTTGCAGGTTGGTGTAAGTATCGGCGACCAGAGCAACCGGCGCGCCCGGCAAATCGTAAACCATTTCCTGCAACCTTTCGGCTTGAAATGCCGTGGTTTTTGTTGATCCACGCCCCCCTATGAAATAGAGGTTCTGGAACATGCACAAACCACTTATCTGCGCCAACCAGTTCATATAGCGCACTTCCACATCTGGCCTGTCGAGGCTAATCTTCGTCGGTTTGGTCATTGAGCATCTCGATAAAATCAACTTCTTCAATCATAGCCTCCTGTTTCCAACGCTTTTTGTTCATTTCGTTTTCGGGCAGGGCGTCAATTTCGCGTGCCAAATCGTTGCGGTCGATGTCGGGCAACTTGGCTTGTTTTGGGTTGAGCGTGTAAATTTTGATGGGCTTTTTGTACAATTCTTCAGGAATGTGAATTGGGTCGGGCAAATCCAACTGCCGTGCCTTGTAAGCCTTCATTTTCAAATCGCCGTAAATTTCAAGGTCCTTGGGCGATTGCGCCACGGCCATGCACAGTTGCGCGGCTTGCTCCAGGTCTTCGGCAATCAAATTGCGGGCTGCTTGTTTTTCGACAATTTCATCGGAATAGAACAGGTTGATTGATTCTTCGAACATCTGCTTTGCGCGGTACAAGCTGATTTCGAAAGGTGGTTTGCGAAAGAACGCGATGGTTTTGTGCATCCCGTATTTCCGGCGCATGTTGTTCATTTGCACCAATATTTGCAGGTATTCAATTTCATCAGCCGATAGGTTGCTTTCGCTGCCTTGCTCAATGTAGTTTGAAATGTCGTGGTAACGGCTGATATCGAACTTATTGCTTGCCATAGATGATTTCTTCTTTCAGTTGCTGAAAATTCAATTGGTAACGCTTTTTGTCGATGCGCTGCGCCTGAGTTGCGTTGCCGTCTTTTGCGGCGCGAATGGTCGCAATTGCTTCGTCGGCTTCGCCCTGCAAAATGCCTTTTTCAATGTGGTAGCGGATACGGCTTTCTTCCCTGTCTATTTCATCAGTGAAAACTGCTGCTGGCACATCAAAATACATGGCCATTTTGGCATGTGAATAACCAATGGCTGCAAGGTCTTCCAAGTCCGATACTTTTTCGGCGTCAAACCAGGCGGGGAAATCGCTCAACAATTCGGGTGTTGTGTTCATGTTTCAACCAATTCTTTTGTTCCTTTCAATAATTCGCGCGAGAGCTTGAACCAATTTTCAGTGAATTCATACAAGCCTTTGTCGTTGTCAATTTCATATTGCTCAACTTTCGAATTGTACGAAAAATTCCCGCTGCCCGAAATGGCGAAGTATTGCCCGCAATAGCTTTTCGTGGCAATTATTTTTGCGTGCGATTTGATGAAAAACAAATCGATTTTCGGGTTGGCAACAAACATGTCGCGCGTCAACTGTTCTTTTTCGCGGTGTGCTTTGTTCCTGAGGTTCGAAATCAATATAGTGGCAGAGCCAATCAGTTCCTTCTTGATCATTTTGTCAATCAAAATGGCAGCTTCGTGGTTGATTGAATACACGGCAATCAGCACATGTTCGAGCTTATATTTTTTGGCAACGTGGTACAAAAAATGCACGGCATTGAAAGCGCGGAAAGTAACTACGTGCAAATGTTCGCCCGGCACGGGCAAGCCAATTTCTTCAACCCGGTTGATTACTATGTAATTTTTTTCGAGGATTGATTTGTAGATGCCATCTTCGAGGTCTTCAACGCCCGAATCGTCAGATTTCTTTTCAGAAATAATTGGCTCGCTGTCCTTAATCAACTTTTTTATGTCGAAAAACTTGTTCATTTCGCCGTTTTGAATTCATATATGCGTTTCGATTTCAAAAAAATATATTGCTCTTCTGCCGTGTTTTCCGAAAAATTTCCCGAGCCTTCAATCACATAGTGGTCGGCGCCAACCCGGGCAGCGATAATCTTCTGGTGGGTCCAGGCATATTCAACTTCAAAATTCTCCAGCTCCTTCGCCATAATTTCTATTTGGTCTTTCACTTTCGGCATCCGGTATTTGATGCTGTCGGCAATGTAGAGGCAAATGTTGCCTATTTCGTTTTTCGCAATCCTCCTCGAAAGGCTGTCGAGTATCCTGGCGTTGATTGAATAGGTTTTGATCAGCAAATCATCAATCCGCCCTGCATATTTCAACAGGTACACAATGAAAGTGAAAGCGTTGAAACTGTTGGTTGTTTCAAGGAAAAACACTTCGTTGTCGGCTGGCAAATCGCCTATCAAACTTTTCAACGATGCAATTTTGCGTTCGTGCATTTCGTCGAATTTTGCGCTCAATATCTTCGCGTTTCCAACCATCGCGCCCGGATCTTCCACAACAGCCCCCAACCGTTCGCGGATTTCGAAAAACTTCGCCATTATTTTCCCAGCAATCGTTTGATTTCGGCCAGCTCGCTTTCCACTTCAAACAGCCGTTTTTCCCTGGCAGCTTTCAGGTGCGGTTTTGTGCCTTTTTCAATTTCGCTTTTGATGCGCCAAATGCGGTGCGGCAAGGTGTATTCGTGCAGCTTCACGAGTTCCACAACGTCCATGCCCCGCAATTTCTCGAAACGCTTGTAATGCCCGAAAACCGGGTGCAGCCCCAAAACTGCGCCGTGCTGCTTGTAATGCTCCATTTCATCGTATATCAAGCGGTTTTCTTTGTAATCCTTCACAATTTCGTGGGCAATGGCGGCGCACTCTTCCAACGAATTGCAATCGAAAAGCTTTTTGTGGTTGGCGGTGTATCGCTCCCAGCAGCTGATTTTGTCGGCGGCTAATGCCTTGAGCTGCGGTGGGCAGTCGGGGCGGGAAAGGAATGGCCAATCTTCGCGGAATGCACGGGGCTTTCGGGGTTCCCTAATTTCTGCCGTAATTTTTCGGTCGACCGTTCTGTGACGGGCTGGTTCAATTGTCTTTTTTCCATGGTATTTTGTTTTGATGTTTTCAAATTTCGAAATACTGATTTCGAGAAGCACACACACGCTTTCATGCAATTCCCGTTCATACGCTTTCGGGTCGGCGTTCAATGCCGAAACTAGCCGGGCGTTGTGTCCGGGCATCGAAGCATATAGCCCGATGCCTGTGGCTACATTTGCCCCGCTGCGGATCCAGGTAACCAGCTTCACCCTGTCGGCTTTTGTTATTTTTCGAACAGGCATTTTTCAGGCAACAATCCGTTCATGAATTTCGAGAAAGCAGCATTCCACCCGCTTTGCGAGTTGGCAATGAATTTTTTGCCTGGCAACAAGCGCAGCACCAAATCCATGTCTGGGTTCTGGCGGTATATGCCTATTTTGATGTTCGAATACATCAGCGACGTACGCGCGGCATCGTCAACCAACTGCGGGGCGTAACCAGGGAAAAAATAATTAAAATACATGCTCGAAATCAAATAGGCTTCTTCCGTTAGGTTCAATTCTTCAATCAATGTTTTGAGCTTTTGTTTTTCGAACACAAAAGGCAGGTGTATCGAAAAATCGAGCGTTGGCATGTCGTTGCCTTTCAAATATTCGTAGGTCCGCTTTTTGTTTTGCTGGTACAAATCGGAGCCAAAGTTTTGCCCTTGCAACTGCCCTGTGTATTTCAATATTTCGAAATCGGCCATCATGCACGGCGACACCAAATATTGGTCGTCGTTGGCCCAAATAAATTTCTCGCTCACCAAATTGCTTTCTATGGCCAGCAGCATTTTGTTGGCGATATCGATTGGCGGGTTTTTCCCTATCCGCTCGCATTCTATCACTTCCACGAGCTCGTTCATCCATGGCTCACTGTCGCCAATCACTACCATATTGAAATTTTCCTTGAAATATTTTGCATAGCTGCGCAAGGCGAGCTGGAGCTCGTTGCCCTGTGCAAATTCTTTCACGTATGGGATGCACACCGTTACCGGCTTTTCGCCAATTGTTGCCATTGGCGCATTTTCAAGTTCGCTTTCCAAGCGCAACCGGGCAACTTGCTCGGTTTTGTAGGCTGCCAAAATTTCGGCTTTTGTGTTTTTTTCGCTGATTTCAATCATGATTACTGCTTTTATTATTTGTTTCCGGAAAGTTCAAAAAATTGCAATTGCAAATAAAGGACAGTAGTTTGCGGTACTTGCCACAAAAAAGGCTTGCCAAAATATTGGCAAGCCTTAAAACAAAATGAAAGAACAAAATTATACACCGCCCTGTCCACCTGAATCGGTGTCGAGCCTTGGTTTTTCGCCAAGATAAACCATTGATTTTGGTCCACGCATCAACGAAGCCAATTTCACGGTGCTTTTCAAGCCCTCCTTGTCGTCCTGTTCTTCAACAGTGAACTGGAGCGGTTCTTCAATGGTCCCGTGCAACTTCACGCTCGTGAACCCACGGCGGAACGAAAGTGCTCCCAGGTTCTCGTTGATGTTGTTTTCTTTCCACTCTTCGAATGCGATTTCATCGCCGGGATGTTCGAATTCGAGGTTGTTGATCCACCCCTTTGCATCGGGGTCGCCTTCGCCCGTGTCATATCGTTTGATAGTTGACGGGGTAGCGTAAACTGCTATCGCGCTTTTGCCTGCTTTGAACGTGAGGTTTTGCCCGGCTGCGCTTTTCACGCCGTTTTCGTCCCGTGTCGGGAAATTCAAAACATCATCGGTTCTGAACAGGATGATGTTTGGGTCCTTTCCTTGCGGGCGGCCTGGGTTGGCGCCTGTTTTTGGTACACTTACTGCTGTATATGCCATGATTTTAATTTTTTTTGTGAGTGAATAATTGGCCAATCCTGTCAAGGATTGGCCTTATAAATTTTTTCTACACACCGCCACCGCCGCCAGATCCGGCTTCGGGCAAATAGTAGAATACAGCTTCAGCAATGGCAAACCCAACGCCCATGCGGAACTCGCCCAGGCAATGGATGTCGTAGTCGTATTTGCGCAAAATCAGTTTTGTTGCGCCGGGCTCGTTTGTGTGCCTCAAACCGATGAAGTTGTCGGGGGGAGTTGTGAACAGCGCACCAGTGTCGGTCATGTTGTACATTGGCACTAAGCGGTTACGGCTGTAATCGATCACATCTCCACCATATTTCGGGTCGTCGGCTTTGTCGGAACCTGTGCCGAACAAAGCTTTGTATTTGCGTTTGTACATGCGGTACAAGGTTGGGTCGATGTGCACTGGCATATCTTTCCTCTTGTATTTTTTGTCGATGGCATCAACGAAATCGTTGATTTTTTCAACTATATTTTCAGACGTGATGTCGCCCAAATCGATGAAGTTCATTTTTGAACCTGCGCCCAAATCTTTTTGCTTTTTCAGGATGGTCATGAACCCGTCGATAGATTTGCGTGGATCTTGCCCTGCATCTCCTTCGGTAACCGTGCTCCAATCCAATTCTTCGAATTCCCCGTTGGCGATAATATCGTCCAAATCTTCCCATGCTTTTGGCACAATCAGTTTGTCGATGATATACACCGTTACCGGGTGCTGATCCAAATCTTTTGATTCGTCGTACATCGAGAAAATCCAATCTTCAACATCGGCAGGCGTAATCAACACGTTGATTTTGAAACGGCGCAACGGGATTTCGAGCGGTGTGAAAGTTGTGTCGCCAAGCGGCGTGAATTTCGGCACAAATTGCTGCACCACCGAAGTGATGAGCGAACGGGTGGCTTTCCATGATTTGATCGCGCGTTTCCAGGTCAAGTGCTGGGCGGTTTCGAACCCTTGGAAAATCTGGCCGATCATGTCCAACTTCACATAGTTAATCAAGTCGCCAAACTCGCTGATTACAGAATCAACATCGATGGTTTCTCCGGCGGCCAGCACACGTGCATCGCCTGCCAAATAGGATGCGGCCATTTTGTTGTGCGCCAGGTTGCGGTTGATGTTGAATTTCAATTTCCTTTTTCCGCCTTCCGATACGAATTCGGCGGCTGGTTCAACTTCCGGTGTGTCGGATAGTTTTTTCACTTTCCCTTTCAGGTCGTTGTTTTCGGCGGCCAACGTTTCTAACGTTTTCTTTTGGCCATCAACAACGCTTTCAAGGTTTTTGAATTTCTCTTCGAGGCGGGCGCGCAAAGGATCTTCCCCTGTGGCTTCATGCTTTGCAAGGTCGGCCTCGAACTTTTCGACAAACTGCTCGCCGTATTCTTCGGTAAGCTGTTTTTTCTGGTCTTCAGAAAGATATGATTTGCCTTCCTTAACGGAAAACTTATCAATTTTCAGAAAACTCAAAACAAAGTTCTTTGCAACTTCAAACATTGTAATTAATTATTAAGATGAAACATATTTGTCCACAAAGGCTGATTTTGCAAGGGCGCGGCTCAGTTGTATCGCTACATCCAAACTTCCTACCTCGTCAATCAAACCCACCTCTTTGGCGTTAAGTGAATTATTTTTGTCGTTCCGGGCGAAAAACATCCGCCCGTTCAAAATCCCTGGGATTTCGAGTTTCAATTTTGCGCCCCTGTTTTGTTTCACTGCATTTTGGAATGCAATGGCCAGCGGCGACAGCTCCTCCTGTTGGATTTCTTCATATTTCCCTTCCAAAGCAAGTTGGAACGGTTTGTTTTTGTAGTCCGATTCTGGGGCGTAAATGGTGTGGCGCACGTAACCCTCTTTTTCGTAATAGGGTATCACGTCCCAAAAACCCATCATCACCCCGATGCTGCCAAACTCGGCGCTCACGTCGTTGTTTGCCACAATGCGGGTACATGCCGATGCTGCCCAGTAGGCGGCACTGGCGGCAAGGTCGCAACTGGCAATTACAGGTTTGCCGTGTTGGGTGCGTATTTTCATGATGGATTGGACGATTGGCGCAACAGCGTCAACAGCTCCACCGCCCGAATCAATATCGAGCACCACCGCCGAAATATTTGGGTGCGAACCGGCTTCGAGTGCAATGCCGGCAATTTCTTCGGTGCCATAAGTGCATTCGGTGCCATATTTCAACATGGTACCTTTCAGCGGGATGATGGCTGTTGAACCGCGCGGGGCTTTGTCGAAAGAATTTGCGGCAAAAATTTCGCCCGATTTGGAAATGGCGCAAAAGGGAAATGGTTCCCTGGTTTTGTTCAAATCGGTAGTTTGGTCACTTCCCGACCAATCGCGGTTCATCAACTGCTGAACCGTTGCGCCCTGCGCCATGGCGAAATCAGGTTTCATCGCCCAGATCCCACGGTAAATTTGCGAGGTAAGCAAAAATTGCCACTGTTTTTGTAATACAGTATCTTTCATACTTTCAATATTACCACAGTAACAGGAGCGAACAAAGGACTATAGTATCAAGCGGTTTGGCTCTGTGTTTTCGAGCGTTGCGATTAAAGTGCGTTTTGTTGAAGTATTTGAAATAGTTTCAATATACACGGTTGGTGCGGTACCTGCGCCACCGATAATTTTTTTCAATCCGCTGCGATAATTGATAAGCAAAAGTGCTTTCCGTCCGGAAAAGCTGAAAGTGTCGGAAGGGCTGCTTTCATCGTGGCCTGGAATTGTAGCATTCAGTTTTGTTGAATAGGCTGTGCCTGCATTTGTTTTTTTTGTGGTTTCTTGAATTTCTATGCTGCCGATGGATGTGTTGATTGTTTTCCATTGGCTTGAAATATTGACTTCGCAATAAGAATCGCCTATTTTTTGGAACGAAACGACATCGGAAAGAAAAACATATGATAGTTGGATGGGGCGGTCTGTTGATTTCAATTTTGTTTCCATTCTCTGTAATTGTTATGGGCAGAATGCCCGGTTTTTTACAATTTTTCTGTAATTTTTCAATAAGTTTCTGATTTTTCGAGGGTTAGCAATCTTTTGAACTGCAATTCCTCTTTTTTCCGCTTATTTCGGTAGTCAATTTTCTTGATCATGTCGAAATTGATTGAGTTGTTGCGAACGTTCAGACCGCGCAAAATGCTGTTCACAATTATCCGCTGCTCCATCTTCTCGTCTTCGTACCCAATCCTGAACCGTTCTTTCACCCAGCACCTGAATTCATACTCAATGGCATCGGAAATTTTTGTTTGCGCCCATCCCGGGATGAAAACAAAACGGTTTTGCAACCAGTACCCTATTTCAGTTCTCGGCGTTGGCAAAATAAATGTAACCGGGTGGTCCATCATAGGACGGTTGCTCTGAAAATCTCCTGCCATGATGTGCGAGAATATCAGGCGGCCAATATCCTGCCGCCTGGATAGGATGATGTGCCTCGATTTTTCGGGCGTCGAAAATATGAACCGGAGGAAGGCTTCGTGAACTGGGTGCATGTCTATCGTGATGCGGGGTTTTGTTTCGAGGTCGATTTTTGGCGTCGCTTTCATATAGGCTATTTTGATAGCCCAGCACAACAGTGGCGAAGATAGTTTTTTTCAGCAATATTTATGTTTTTTGGTTGTTGTTTTTTGTGTTGAAAATATTATTGTTAAGTAAGCACCAAAAAAACCATACCCCTGTTTTTTGAGCAAAAAACGGCAAAAAGTTGTAATTTGTTGTTTTTGCCCCTTGTAACATCAATAAAATCAATGAATTACAAATTACAAACCAATTTTTGCCAAGTTTGTAATTTACTGATTATCAGCCATTACAAAACAGCATTAAGTTTGTAATTTCTGTAATTTGGAGTAATAGCAGACTATGTAGTATTTTTCTTTTCCCCGAAATTACAAATTCAATTTAAGTTTGTAATTTTTTTGTAATCTCTTAACTCCCTGATTTCTCGAATAATAAACATTAAATTACAAATTACAAACAAATTTTATAAATTGGGGTTAAAGGGGGAGGGGCAAAGGGTCGAAAACGAACTAAGTTTTTAGTTATATTCTTTTTTTGCGGTTTTTGGCACTGGTTTGAGGCTAGGGTGCGGGCATAAAAAAACCCGCTACGATGTGCGGGCAGCATGGTGGATTGAAATGTTATTCGCCACTCAAAATGGCAGCTTCTCCCTGGTTCTTTTTTCCTTGATTTCCTTCCAGTCCCTGCCGATTTTCTCCTTGATTGCCTGCCTGATGAACTGCGAAACATTCACGTCGTACTGCTTCAATTTCGCCAAACTTTCTGCTTGTGTTTGCGAAATCATAATTACCTGTCTTTCTGTGAATTGTTTCATTTTATTGCAAAAAAATGTGTATATATAACTACGTTACCGCCAATTGCAAGAAATGTAATAGCGTGTAACAGTGTATTTGCCATATTCAAATCCGTATGAATCTACGGCCTTTCCAATTAGTTTTCCGTATCTGATTTTAAATTCAGATGTATACGGAAAACTACCAACTGCGGCAACTACCGCATCAAGTGGTCCAACTATTTTATAAAATTCGTCTTGTGAAACTTCCCGAAACCCATCTAAAGCAACAGGCGGTAACACAGGCTCAACCGCAATAGCGGGTTCTGTTTGTAAGTCAAATAAAGTGCCTTGTTTCATAATTCGTTGTATTTTGATTGTTAAGTGTTTCAAATTCCGCTACATGCGGTTAGCCTCAAACGTTAGAAAAACATAGCCGCGCAAGAAAGAAAACAGCAATTAATGAACTGAAAAGCGCGGCAACGTTTTCTAACACTGTACATAAAACAAAACTGGTATCGTTCATTGTTGTAAGTTTCTGCAAGTCATTTTAAATTTTTTGCTTGGCCAATACCTGGCCTTTGGATTTTACTCGCATAACCCATAAAAACTCATACAACTCGTGCCATATTCTTCCTCAAATAAATCTCCGGTTGCATTTTTGTTTTCAATATACTTTGTAACGTCTGTTATTGTTGGGTACTTTTTATTTGTCATAAATCGCTTTGGAATTTTATCAGGCGGGAATAATGTAGAGCCTGTTTCTTTTTCAAATTCAGCAATCTCTTTTATTCGCTCTGGAAAGAAAGTATTTATACTGCGAATATCAACCTGATTGCTCATAATACAGGGAAAACAACCTACCCTTTTCATTCCAAAACTATAAAGCGGGTTTGGTTTAAATCCGTTAGCTAATGAATAGTCTATAACTTCCTGTCCAGTCCAATCAAATACAGGGCGCAAAATATCATCAGCGTATTTCTTGCAAAATGCAAATACTTCTTTCTTCCGGTAAGTATGGAATTTTTCGTCTTTAAATCCTTTCGATAACCGTTCTTTTGCCTTTGCAAGTTTTTTGGTCTGTACTAATGTTAAAAATGGTCTTTTCCCCAATTCCTCAATTACAATTTCATTTGAAGTGTATGGCTGAAAGTAAAATTTAAAATAGGTGCATTGTTTGCTCATTTTTGAACGTGAAAAACTTTCGTCACCTCTTATTCCTTGAATTACTAAAATATCTTCATGTACTTCATCCAAAATATAATCAATCATTGGAATAGTTTTAAGCTGCTCTGTGCAAAATCTGGCTTTCGTGGAAGGGAACCGGCCTTTCTTTTTAACCATATCCAAAAAGCCGTCATACTTTTTACTGGTTAGCGTTATAATATCTAAATTCATTCTTTCATTAGTATCCTGAATGTATTTGTATGTTAACTCGCTTTCCCATTTGGTATCACAAAAAACAGTCAAGAACTCTTTTGATAAATTACTCTTAACCCAAAGTAATGAAGCCATTGAATCTTTTCCACCGGAAAACTGTACTATTAATTTTGTCATTTAAAATCCCTCCCTAAAAAATTTAAAATAAGTTACTGTTGTGTTTCAATGTAAGTGGCTGCGTTAATGCCGTTTCGTTTCATGTACCTAACGTTAGCAATCATTTTGCCCAAGCGAAACCGCAGTCGTAACATCTGTATTGATGCTTTATCAAATTTTCGTGCGTATTGCCGCTTTCGCAATTTGGGCAAAACGGCACTTCGCTAATCGGTGGTATATAGTGTTTGGGTTTATCGGCAACCTCCTTTTCGTAAAGGGCATTAAGCATAAAACCCGCTTCGTTATTGCTAACAACGTGTTTATGTAAGCCGTTGTTTTTCGTGCAAACGGTCTGCCTACGCTCGATTTCTGCGTTAATGATAGTTTCAAACTCTTTTGTAAGTTTCTTACTTACTTTTTTCAAATCTGCATCGTCGGAAATTAACCAATGTGTGCAAGTTTCGAAAATTGCTGTTTTTACAAGTTCTTTTAAGTCCATCGCTCAGTATTTAATTGTTTTTTACTCGTTTCAAATTCTCTGCAAACTTGGAGGAACGGCCTCCACAAACACGCGGCCCGTTATAACTCATTAAAGGCTGTCGCAAGTTTGCGATTCTCGTCCTCTAATTTTTTTCGTAATTTCTTACCGTGTTCCGATGCTTCATCGGCAGAGGCATATTTAAAATCATCACCATCTTTTTCTCCTGGAATGACGAACTTACCAATTGCTGGACGATAATATTCCTCTCCTGTTTCAAAGTTTATCATTAACCTTGCTGATTCTTTTCCACTTGAAAGAACTAATAAATTGCGGTCAAATTCTGTTTTACATTTTGCGTACTTTTTAGCAGTCGCTTTGTTTTGACAAATTACATACATAGTTTTAAATTTAATTGTTAATAATATATTTGTTTAAGAATTAACGAGTTATAACAGCAGCTATATTCCACTCCGCTCCGCTCCGCAGCACATAGCTGCCTACCGTTACCCGATCATTCCGCGTGAGGGATAGCAGTGGAAAGCCCACAATGCAATGAGGACTTGCAACGGATAGCCCGACCCAAAGGGGCACGCCCAAATGTTTTCATTAATGATATCAAAAAGGCAAATCCCCATCCAGTTCTTCTGCACTCACTTCACCAAGCTCCACATTGTTTGGTGCCGGTTCCTGGAAGCCCCAGAGTACCATGTTGCCCAAAATTGGCATGGCATGTTTTTGTTCATCACTCATTTTTTCCATTGCTTCCTTTGGCAGGCTTTGCTTAACAAGATGCGTATCCTTGCGGTCGCCAATTTTTTCTTTTAGCTCGAAGCCAATCAGGTCGAGATACACACCTTTTTCGCCTTTCACAAGGTTGTTGGCTGCTATCGGGATTACTACACATTCTATGTCGCCAGATTTTCCCTTCATTGTGCGCACTGCGCTTTGTAATTGTCGCAAATTGATTTTTGCTGAAATGTTTCCCATTTGTTTTAATTTTTAAGTGAATTTATTTTTTTCAAAACGGCAACTTCCCCTCTTCTTCTTCGCTCAAAACATCCTCGGCATCGGGTATGTCCTCCGGTGGCGTTGTTGATATATAGAAGCATTCGGTTGTTTTGCCTTCAATTGTTTTCAATATGCGGCGGTCTTCCTCGGCATTGCGCCCGGTGCAGAGTTTTGCGGGGTTAAGCTCGTAGCCGTAATATTCGCACCAGGCCGCCAGGCTGTGCTTGAATTGCGGTGCCTTGAATTTGCGCCCCTGCAAATCGGTGAGCGTGGCTTTGAATGCCTCGAATGCCGTTTCCCTCTTGATTATCACGTTGAAATAGCCTTTGTCGTCGGGGCTGATTTCGGGGCGTGGTTCTGGCGGAACACAGAAATATATGTTTGCCCACTTGAAGAATTCCTCGTCTTTCGACACGCCACGGACCATCAGGCGGCGCAACTGCCGTTTTTCTAAGTTGGCCATTGGCGGCTGTATCTTGAAAAACCGCATCTGCAACTGTATGCAGTAGGCCATGAAATTGTAGAACTTGTTCCATTCTTCTTCCGTGAACTCGTCGAACAGCATCTTCCCGAATTTCGACAACGGCGACCGGCTTTCGCGGTAATCGTTGTATTTTGTTTTTTCGTGGTAGTAGTCGCTCACTGCGGCGTTGAGTATCCTTGCTATTGTTGAATTGTCGGTGTTTTGTAGTTCAAAATTCGATGAAATAATCATTTTCCCCGATTCATCGTAATCAAGGATTTGTTTCGAAATGTGCTTTGAATTTACCTCGCGCTTTCCGGTTACCTGTGTGTAGAAAAAATTGAATTCGGCAAATTCGTACAAATCATCTACCTCGATGAAATTGTGAAACTTGGTGTAACCGTCGTAGATGAATTCTGTTTTTTCGGTAATATCTTTGCGGCGGCCACCAATATAAAACGATGGGCGTGTTTTGCTCATGCCCATCGTGAGCAGCGATTTACCCGATCGACCGCTCGACTGGCCAATGTCAGAAATTTTCATATCCTGAAGGAAACAAAGCCACGGTTTGCCGGGGTTCTTGTATTGCGCCGTCATGTAACCCAGCACAAACATAAGGTTCACAAGCAGCAGGTCCTGTTCTTTTTTCTCTTCCGGTGTGAGTGCAATTTTATCTTCCAATTCCTTCCTCCAATATATGTGCGCCAAATCTTTCAGGAAGCGCACCCAAATGAAATCTTCATCGTTGATTGTTATTTCGTAGCGGTCGAGTTCCGGGAAGTTGGCCAGCTCCACATTGATGTTTTCGCGTTGGTGGGTGGTGGTTGCATTTTTCAGTTTCGTGAGCAATTCGGCATAGGCTGCGGTGGGTTCAATCTCTATGGGCGGTTTGGCTTCCTTGCGGATGTTCAAATCAATGCAGTGCGAAATTTCGGTGTCGTTTATTTCGAGTTTGCCCAGGATAAAGTTTGGCACATCATCATGTTTCACGCGCTCAATGGCTTCGGGCGTGATTTTCAGGCTGCCATTTTTGAAATGCAGCCACTCGATGCCCTTTTTGTGGTTGCGGAATTCGAGGTCGATTTCCTTGAGTTCCTGCAAATTGTTTTCGCTGATTTGGTTGGAGGAGTTGATTTTGTTCAGGATGGCCACCTCGTCCATGAGGTTCTTGCTGCGTATCCAGTTTTTCGTGAAGCGTTTGATTATTTTCTTGATTTGCTCAGGGTTGATCAGTTCAACCACTTTGCCATCGATTTTGGCGTAGCAATACCCTGCTTTGCGGTGATATTTGCTGTCGGTAACATAGAAGCCGTTCGATTCAAGGAAATAGTAATAGTTCTCAAGGTTCAGGTTATAGTTGATTTTCTTTTCGCCTTTGACTTTTTCTATTGATTTGCTCCAGAAGCGCATAGGGAAAGCGCGGCGTTTCAACACGCCAAACTGGTGGATGGTTTCGTCTAAGTCGTCGCCGGCAATATTGATGAAATCCTTCACGTCCTTGCAAGGGTTGCCGCGCCAGTCTTTCTTCAGCTTCAACCAGTCGGGCAGTTGGATTGTGCATAGGTTCATGTGTTTGTGCGCGAACTCCATGGCGTTGCGTTTGCCCGTATCGTCAAGGTCCATTAATTGAAAATGGTTTTCGCACATGTCATCCAACTCCGAAAAATCATCCTTGCCGATTTTTGCCGATTCGCTGTTGAGCCAATACACGTGGTGGCCAAGGCTGGCAACATTCAGCGCATCGCTTTCGCCAGAGCAACGTATTAAGTCAACAATTTTTGGCTGTTTGTGGTCGCTTCCGTTATATTCATATTCTCCGGTTTCTTCGTTCACAAATTCATTGTCGACAGCCTGCAGCACATCGAGGCCAAAAATGTAGTTGGTGGGTTTTTTGCCTGCATAGCTGAACCTGTATTTTTTGTCGGGTTCGTGGGGCTTGTATATTTTTTTGAATTTCCCGCAATCCATCACAAACATGGGGTAATGCTCGGTGGCCGTGAAAATATGCACAATGTCGCGGTTATATTTTTTCGAGTAGCTGCAAAGCTCGTATTTCTCCAAGGCTTTGAAATGGTATTTTTCAAGCAGCTCGGCCGTAACATAGCGGCCAATGGCCTGCAGGTCGGTTTCTGTTGGCACCGGCTTGTACGAAAAATTGTAGTCGCCTTTTTTGTCGGTGGCGGTAACTTCGCGCCAACTGTATTCGGCCGCATACACGGGGCGGTTGAACCCGCTGCCCTCTATTTCGTGCCTCACTATCACTTCCTCGATGAACCTGAGTGCATCAATATACATCAGCCCTTCGCGATACATCACATAGCTGATGCTGTTCAAGCTGTTCACTTCCATTTGGTTGCCAAAATCGGTAATGCGCCACTGCCCTTTGAAAAAGCTTACATGTGCGCTGGGGGTTTTTTCTTCGCCCCGCTCCTTGAACATGTGCTTGCGGTCGTTGAAATCGACGTTTGGAAAATAGTGTTTGAAAACGTCAAAACCGCCGTTGGTGGCATCGAGAATTTTGTCAGATTCGATATATTTCATAGAAGGTTATAGTTTTTTCAGGAGAAGGAAATGTACTTTCTGGGTTTCAACAATCTCGGGGTAACGCTTCAGCAACACATTCTTCAGCTTTGGAGCTTCAATTCCGTAGGCGAACAGGCTGAAAGCTTTCATGGCTTCAACATCATCAATGCCAAATACCCAAACGTCATGCAATTCGGCAGTGAAAGAGCTGTCGTGCCTTGGGTCTTTCAACTCGAAAACCGGTTTCGCATAATCAGGGTCAAGCTGCTTAACCGTTGGTGCTGCAACCGATGGCGGTTGAGCGATAATGAAAAAGTCATGCTCCGGACGGCTGTGGGTAATTTTTTTCATTGGTTTGTTGTTTTGTCATCCTGAGCGTAGTCGAAGGATGGTTTCCCGGTTGTTGAAATCACTTTGTATTTTACCACCCACACCCAGGGGTTGGCGTCCCAACTTTCACCGCCATTGATTGAGCACCACAGCGAATTGAAGCTCCAAAAAGGAGGAATTCCTTCATTGAATATTTGTTTTGGTTTTGTGTAATCGAAATACAACTGACCTTGAGTTTTAAGTTGCATTGAGCTTGCAAGCAATGGAATTATTCCCTCGGCAATGGCATCCTCCTCCGAAATATCCTGCACCCTTTCCACTTTTACTTCAGTAATTTCTAACCAAATACGGGCTGCTGCTTTAGGCATGTGGATGGATGGTTTCCACTTTACTTCCTTCGACAAATCGGCGTCATGCCATTGGCACGATAATTTTCCGTGTGGCACATCGCCCGGTTGCCATGACCAATGAAAATCATCGGCAAAAAAGCTATAACATATTTCGGGCTCGAAAACGCCCATCGTTTTGGCAAACTTTTCGCGCACCCAAAGCAAATCGCCGGGCTGGCCGTAAGGACAGGAAACATTTCTATCAACCTTTTGAATTCTTTTGTTGATGTTGACATCTGTTAGTTCTGAATGTGTCCAATGTTGATGTTTGCAAATTCTCCTGGTCTGCGTTTTCCGCCCTTCCAAAATGGCTTGCACCATTGGGGTGCTGAATAATATTGGATGCTCTTTCATAATTATTTTGATTTACTTAGTTTAATTCTCAACTCTTTCTTCAACCCCTGCCAGCAGCTCGCGCAATTCATCAAACCACTTGATGCAGTTGGCGGGTATCATCATTTTGATTTCCGATTCTTTTCGGTGCAGATAGCGGAGCAGTTGGTCGGCACTGTGGATGGTGGTTAAGTGATAGAGCATTGTGTCGGGACCATTTGACAGTGATGGCGGCAAATAGCCTTCGCCGTGGGCTTGCAGGTTCTTGCGCTGCCTGGCAACTTTTCGCAGGAAGCGTTTTCCGGTTTTCAGGTAATCAAGCTGGTTCATAACCATTTCCATTTTAAGTTTCTGAATTTCAAGCTCCCGTCTTTTTTTCGGCCAACAATCCGCTTCTTTTCGCAATAGAATTCAATTTCGTTGCTGATGATTTGGAAGTGCCGCGAATTTTCAAGCATCTGGGCGGCGAAGCCCGAATTGATTTTCCTGAAATTCAGGATCACTAGAGTATCGACGGTATAGATGTTGTCCAAATGATATACCTCGATTTCCCTTGCACCTTTGTCGATGGTAACCAGGTAGCCGATTTCATTTGGCTGGGCGGAAATTGTGCCTGATACGAAAATCGCCAATGCCGACAGGAACGATTTCAGCCCTGTTTTTTCAATGGAGGCATGTTTGCAGCGGCCATATTCGAGGTGGTAACATGCGCCCCAATCTCCAACTGTGCAAGTTTCGCAGGGTTTTGTTCGCTTTGCGAGCATGGTGTCGAACCAAGTTTTCCGTGGTCGGGCAGTAGGCCTATTTGTTTTGTTCATTTTGTTTTTATTGGTGTTACAATGAATTCCGGATGTTTTTCGGCGTTTTCGCCTATCAGTATTTCGCTTTTGTTTTCGGCAAAATGCTCCCTGGCAAATTGCAGGAATTGAGCGATAAGTTCGTCGGTTGGCAGCTTTTTCATATTTCAACCCCCATCAATGCGGCGATCATGCTGATGTCGCCTTGTTCTTCCCAGTACATGTCCATGTTCAGGCTTGCGGCCAGTGTTATCTCTTTTCTCGCGCCAAAGCTCTCGCGCCAGTCGCGCTGGATATATATAGCCTTGCACTTGCGCAATTCGTTCAAGCATATGTGCATTGCCTCTTTCCATTCGGTATCGGGCGCAATGCCGAGGTGCATGGGGTTCACAATATCGTCTTCGTTGAACCCTGCAACCATGAGCTGCATTTTTGTGAGGGCGAATTTCACGTAGGCTTCGTCGTGGGGCAAGCCTGTGTATTTTCCGGCGATATAGATTTTCATAATTATTTGATTTTGAATGTTTTGTTTTTAAAAACCCCCGCCCGCTGGCGGGGGAGTTGCTGTACTGGACTTTGGTTATTTTGAAAAAACAATTTTCAATTTCGTGTTAAAATTTTGCGCGACAAAAGACAGGAAAAGCAAGCCGGGGCGAACCGAGAAATCAATCATATCCAAATTAAAAACCTAAACCAAAAAACCCCGGCTGCTTGTCACATCCCATCCCGCTTGAGGCGGGAAAATTTCTTTTTGAAAAAGGGGCGGCCACAAAACCGCCTTGCCGCCCCTGCACAAATTGTTAAAAACGTGAGAACGCCGCGAAATTGGCAGCCTCGCGTAGGCTGTATGAGTGCCGGTCTATTCCCGGCTGTCATCCAAGGGCCTCGATAACGGGTGTTACTCCGTAGCGTGTGCCTTTTTCCCATTCATCAAAAGAAAGCGGGGGACAAACCCGTAAAAAAAACTGGACGCTTTTGTGATATTTACGGCCCCCGCTTTTTGATAAAAATGGGTCATGTTTTCAAATACCTATTTCGGCGGCCCTGGCTGTGAGCGCCGCTATGTTTTTCACTTCTAATTTTTGGCGGAGTTTTGTTACCCTGCTTTTCAAGCCCGGTTCGCTCACATAGAGCGAGGCGGCGGTTTGGCGGAAATTGTCGCCACGTTTCAAGGCTGCAAGGGTTTGCACATCGAAGCTGTTCAGTCCCGATGCACGTCCGCACAATTTGCCACGGAACTGGCAAATTTGGTCGTCGCAGGCGTAGTTGAAACTGTCGGCAGTGAATTTGCCGTCGATGAAATCGGGGGTTGAATCGAGTGCGCCGATAACGCAATGGTACCACATATCGAATGCCGACGAAAAGGCTGTGATGCCTTGTTTGCGCAAAATTTCTTTGCTTGGCTCATCCTTCAGGAACTGGTTTGCAATCATATTTCTCAACTTAATCGGTGCATCGTTGAACTTCATTCTCATGCCGTCCTGCATGATCCATTTTTCGTCGGCATACCAAAAGGCTTCAACGCCATCGAAAATCCCTGCGGGCATGGTGCTACTCTGGTTTGTTTGTCGTAATTTTGTTTCCATAATCGATAAGATTTTAAGCCCGGGGAGGTGTTAGCGCACCTTTGATCCGGGCTTTTTTATTTATATTAAGATTTTAAATCCCTTTGCAACTTTTCTTGAAGCGCAAGCTTGAAATAGCTTGATTCGCTCATATTCATTTCCCTCGAAATCCTTTTGATTAGTTTCCTCATTTCTGATGGTATTGCAGCATTTACCCTGTCGTCGTTTCGCTGCATCAGAAAATTCATACTATTTGATGTTGTTGTGTTCATATTATTTACTTATTTTTCTACGACAATATTAAGAAATAAGAATTGAATATTCAATAGTAAGAACAATAAAATTCTTATATAAGAATAATTTAGAATGAATCTAAACGAGGAGGATATCCGCAGGGCCTTAAAAAAGTATCAACAGGAAAATAATAAAACTGGTGTGCAAATGACTGAATTGCTTGGCATGTCAAGCACTTCGATGTATAGCCAATACAAAAACGGGGAAACAAAAGAATTGAAAGCTGCGGCCCTTGTGCGGTTTATTTTGAATACAAAAATTGATTTGGAAAAATTCTTGAACAAGAATTTCAAGGTTGAAGAAGAAGAATTACTTGCGGTTTCTGAAGCGAAAATTAAATATTTCGAATGCCCGGAGTGCATCAAAAAGCAAAAGGAGATCGACGACTACCGGCAGAAATACATTGAGTGCTTAGAGGAACTGGCTTGCAGGCAGAAAAAAACTTCATGAGGGTAGCCCACAACGCGGCTTGGGACAAGAATCCGAAACCGAGCAGTCCTTTCACGCGGACGGGCAACCCGTTTTTGGATTTGTGAGCGTTGAAAATTCATTCAAATTTTGGTTTTCAAAAATGGCTAATATGTTGGGAAATAGTGAGATATGTGGGGTGTTGGGTACTCCCGCCCCGGGTACGGAACAAAATTACACACCGCCGGAAGCCTGCACAAACAGGGGTTTTCGGCGGTTTTGTTTGGGGAAAGTGGGGCAAAAATTCATTCAAATTTCAGGTTTCATTCAAATTTCATTCTGAAAAATGGCGGAGGCGAAGGTGTTCATCAATAGCAATTCGGTCAAAAAAAATGGCGAGGCGGCGGTGTACTTGGTGGTGCACCTTGGGTACAAATCGCTGAAATTCCACACGGGCGTGAGCTGTGCGCCGGATGATTTCAACGAAAAAACGCTGCGCATCAGGGGCAAATCGCAGAAAGTGAAGGACGATAACCTGATTATCGAGAAATCGCTGGCTTTGATGAACGAGATTTTTGTGAGGTACCGGCTGCAGCACATCCAGCTCACACCGGAAGCTTTGAAAAACGAATGGAAAAACCCTGCCAGGCGCATCGATTTCTACGCTTTTTTTGACGAGGCGGTGCTGGAGCGGAAAAAAGAGATAAGGAAGCAGACCTGGAAAAACCACCACTCGGAGATCAACAAACTGAAATTGTACAGGCCGAAATTGGCGTTTGCCGATATTTCAGCCGATTTTTTGGACGGCTATAAGCGTTGGTTGAAAACGGAGCGGAAAAACGACATCAACTCTATTTTCACCTCGATGAAGGTGTTGAAGACGTATATCAACATTGCGCTGAAAAAAGGGATCATCACGGAAAACCCTTTCAACAATGTGCGGACAAAGCAAACGACACCGGAGATGGTTTTCCTTTCGCCGGAGGAATTGAAGCGGATGTGGGAGCTGTACCGGGAAGCCAAGATTGAGCCTGGGAAAATGACGGTGCTGCGGCATTTCCTGTTCATGTGCTTCACGGGGTGCAGGATTTCGGATTTCAGGGCGTTGGAAAGGTTCAACGTGAACGGGAAATTGCTGATATATTACCCGATGAAAACGCGGGGAGTGAAAAAAACGCCAGTGAAAGTTCCGCTCACAAAGTATGCGCTGCAATTAATTTCAGATGAAAACAGCGGGGATGATAGGCTATTCCACCCGATCACGGAGCAGAAAATGAACGTGGCAATCAAGAAAATTGCGGCATTGGCGGATGTTTTCAAGCCGTTGACAAACCACAGCGCACGGCACACCTTTGCAACTACATGGCTGGCAACGATGCACGATCTGGCGGCGTTGCAAAAATTGCTGGGTCATTCGAAAATTACTGACACGATGAAATATGTGCATGTGACGGATGAGATGCTGATTGAGCAGATGGGGAGGTTTGAGGGGAAATTGTTTTGATCGGTTCAAATATTGGACTTTTTGGACGGGGTGGACAGCTGCACCCATGAAAAAAGCCGCCCCCTGTGGGACGGCTTCCGAATAACTAAATTAAACCAAACTTATGAAAAAACCTTACTTGGGTGCGAAGATTGCCAAAGTGAACTGACTTTGAAAGGACAGAATCCAACTTGCATCAACCCGTTTCAAAATCTACACGGGTTGGCAGGGTTTTGCCCAGTAGGGTGTCGAGGGTGTCGAGCATGGCTTGGCGGCTGGAGTAGGTTTCGGACACCATGATCACTTGGCCGTTGCTGGCCACGAGGGTAAAATAGGGTTGCCCGTTGACGGCTTTTTTGACCACGAATTTGCGTTCTCTGCGTTTCATTGTTGTGGTATTTTGTTGTTAATCTTTCTTTTTGCGCGCCCATTGGGCAAACATGTCGGGCAAGTCCATTTTCATTGTGGGTGTGCCGTATCGGTCGGGCATCCAAATCCAGGCTTTTGTTGTGTCGGCATTGTAGAACACTGTATTGCCTTCATATTGGTGTGTAGAGAAGGCATAGCCGAGGTATTTGCGGCGGTACACGAGCCGGGCATCCTGGTACTCGATGTACAATTGCCCCGACGATGTGCTGAAAACATCGTAGTCGCGTATTTGTATCGACAGGGTGCCTGCTTTGGCCGTGTTGCCCGGTTTTTCCCAATGCAACTTGACCACGGGTATGGAATCGAATTTCATTGCCAGCGGAACTGATTGCGCCCCAACAAGACTGGCAGCCAAAAGGAGCGCGAAAAAAATGATTGTCTTCATATCGATAGTTTTTAAGTGTGCGCGTGTGCGGGGCGCAAACCCTGCGCCCCGCGTTACAAACCCATTAAATTCAAAACAGCCTTGATTTTTATGTTTTTGAAAGGACAAAAAACTTTTTTTTTGGACTGGTTAGTAAATAATGTTTTCAGAAATTAAAAAGAACGCCGCGAAATTTGCGGCCTCGCGTAGGCCTTTTGGGTGCTTATTTCTTTTTGAAAAAATTGCGTATGCGGTAGAAAAACCCCATCGGGCCAAGCACTATTGCGGCAATGGCCAGCAGTTGGGCTATCACTATCCAGAATGTGATTTTGTAGATTTTTGGTATGTATTTTTTTGGTTGGAGGGTTATTGTGGCTTCGGTGGTGGTGGTGCGGATGGCATTGTATATTGTCAAGGAATCGGCGAAAGTTAGCGTGTCGATATAATTGTATAGGATTGAGCTGTCGGTGAGGTAGGCGGCGATTTCGAAAACCGATTTGTGCATAGAGGCATCTACCCCGATTATGCCGATTTGCTTGTGAATGGGTTTCATATAAGCCTGATTGTTGACAATCCGGACGGTGTCGGTAATGCGCAGGGTGTCGGTGCGGCCGGGGATGGGCACACGGATTATTTTGTCGATGTACACGGGTTTTTCCACATAGATGGTTGTGTCGTGGAGTTCGGTGACTGTGGCAGTTGTGGCGCAGATTTTAGCGAACTTGTCGCAGTTGCTTTCGATTTTTTTGACTGTCAGGCAGGAATTGAACCACAATAGGCACAATAGGGCACATAGGGAGAAGAGGTTTTTCATGATTCTGAAAATTGTGGCGATTGTTTATTTTTTACTGTGCTGAACCATTCGGGGAGGGTAAGGCCGGCCAGACCAAAGGCGAGGCCAACTACTGCCCAAATAACTATTTCATTTACGTTGGGTTGGTCGATTGCGCGTGAAAGCATCCACAGGCACCAGAAAAACCCGACACGCTTGGAGGAGATACTCCCAGCTTTGTCTTCGATTAGCGTTGCTGTCCATTTTAGAAATTTCATAGCCGGAGTTTTTCGTGGACGTTGAATGATGGGCAGGCTTTGTTGGCGTAGTCGTTGTGGCCTGACAGTTTGATGATGGTGGGGTAACGCTCCTTGAGGTAGCCGATCAGCATTTGCACGCTCTCGAATTGGGCGGGCGTGAAGTTGTTTTCCGCCCTTCCTGTTTCGCTGATGCCGCCGACCATGCAGATGCCGATTGTGCCTGAATTGTGGCCTTGGCAATGTGCGCCGATCTGGTCGATGGGGCGGCCATTTTCTTGTGCGCCATTGCGGCGGATGATGAAGTGGTAGCCCACATCGCGCCAGCGGTTTTGTTGGACATGGATTTTCCGGATCCAGTCGGCGCCGATGTCCATTGATGGCTTTGTGGCGGAGCAGTGGACAATGATTTCGTTAATTGGTCTCATGTTTTGAATTTTTTGGACTTGTTGGACGGGTGTGTTTCTCATTGTGGGTTTTCGTTCATGTCTATCCCGGTTTTTTCTTTCACTTCGGTGCGCATATATTTTTGCAGGGCCTTGAAAATCGGGTGGTCGGTGATCACCGCGGCATTTTCGATGATGCTCCACACTTCGAAGCCTGTGATGAACAGGGCGACGATTCGGGCTATTGTGATTCCCGAAATGCCCATCTCCTGATCGATGGAGTGCATGAGGTTGACGATGATGAAGGCGAAAAGGATTTTGTAGGCCGTGCGCCAGAGCTTCTTGCTCTGGATGGGCTGGTGTTTCACGATGGCGGCCCACACGCCCGAAACAAGGTCGATGACGATTGCCGAAAGCATGACAATTGACATGCCTTTGACTGGGGCAAAGTACCCGGCAACAGTGGCGGCGAAACCCGTTGCAATGTTGCCGGTGTAGAGCGAGAGAAAGTTGAGAGTGCGTTCCATCTTCAAAAAGCGTTTTTTGTTTTTTTTATTTTTTTTGGGTTTGTTCCTCGGCCTGTTTCATGATTTTTGTGATTATTGTTGAAACTTCGGCGTAGGGGCGAGATACCAAAATTTGCAGGATTCCGTTAATTTCGGCTTCGGTCAATGTGAAGGTATATTCTTTCATAATTGAAACTAAGTTAATGTTACTGTTTTCCTGACACCGCCGGTTGTGAAAAATAGCGATGTTCCATCGTATTCAAAAGCACCGTTTTCAGGTGTTGTCATGTTTGTGCCCGCAGTGAGTTTCAGCGGAGCAGTGCCCGCGGTGGCAGTCCCGGCTTTTATGTGTAGGGATGCAGAAGGTGCTGATTGCCCGATGCCTACTTTCCCTTTCAGCAATGTTGCGGTGATTGAATTATTCCCCAATACAACTTGATTGCTGGCCGATGCGCTGACATTGTAGCCAATTACAACTGTATTTGAATAACTTCCTGAACCAACATTTGCCAACCTGCCTATTGCAACGTTTTGGGTGCCAGTGGTGAGTGCTTGCAAAGCATTTCCGCCGATTGCAACATTTTCGCTCCCTGTGGCATTCAAAAGGGCATTTGTGCCAACCCCAACATTGAAATTGCCGGAAATATTTGAAGAAATTGCTTGGTAGCCAACAGCTACATTGTCGCCGCCTCCGCGTGCGAGCAAAAGAGTGTTGAACCCTACAGACACATTTGAGCCTCCGGTGGTAATTGAATATTGTGATTTGTAACCAATACCGACATTATATGTGCCTGTTGAAATGCCATTCGCAGCATAGCCTGCCTGCCTCCCAACAAACACACATCCATTTCCGTTGACATACGCCCCGGCTTCTGTGCCAATCAGAACTGTTTCATTTGCCGTAGACAGGTTTTTGCCAGCCGTGCGACCTACTGCCGTATTGCTGCTGCCTGACGCATTGTACAGTGCTTCATTCCCAATGGCCGTATTGTTATCGAACGAAATGCCGGTGTAGGCGACATAGGCACCTATGGCTGTGTTTCCGCTGCCAGTTTGCAAATTGCTCAAACAATGGTCTCCGAGGCCCACATTTTGCGAGCCAGACGAAAGCGAATATAACGACTTATACCCGAAAGCACCGTTGTAGTTGTTTTCATTTCCGGTGAGCGCACCGGCCAATGCAGCATAGCCAAAAGCGGTATTGCCAAGGCTTTGGTTGAGCTGCAGGCCGGCCTGCCAGCCAAACAATGTATTCCGGATGCCTGAACTGATAGAGGCTCCGGCTTGCCAACCAAATGAAGTATTGTCGGCACCCGTATTTTCCGGTGGAATATGTGAAAATGCCACAGAATCAGTTCCATTGCTCCACAAAATTGGTTTGCTCGCCCCTGCACCAACGGAGATGTTTCCTATCACTGCCACGTTGTTGCCCGAAAATGAAATAGGGGTATTGGCAATGTCAAACGCCTCGTTCCTGAGCGCATTGATTTCTTGGGCTATCCTTGTGCACAGCAATTCAAGTTGGCTAGTCAGGCTCATACCAACCCGGATTCAAAAGTTACAACAAAATTTGTTGTTGGGTCGCCAATTTCTGTGCGGCCATACACGTTCAAGTTGGTCTGTGCCTGTGCTTGCTGTGGTCCTGTGAGTGTCTGCGCTGCATCGAACCGGAGGCGGTTCCCAAGAGCGGTGTTCACTGTTGCCGAGAAGTTGGCGTCGTCGCCGAGGGCGGCCGCAAGCTCATTGAGCGTGTCCAACGCTGTGGGGGCAGAATCAATGACGGAGGCAATGAGCGCATTCACGGCGGTGGAGAAGTCGCTGATTGTGCTGGCGGGTTGCGTGCCTGTGTGGTTTGCGCGGCTCAGCAATGTGGCATCGGCAGCATTCGCAGTCGCGCCCGTGGCAATACCGTTCAGCTTCGTTTTGTCAGCGGCCGACATCAGCCCTGCCAGCGCGATGGTGGCTGACGATATTGTTACGTCATTTCCTGTGCTGGAAGTGATGATGAGCGTTGTGGCGTTGTTCGTCCCAAGCCCCAGGTCGGTTTCGCCCTGTGCCGCGCCGATGCTCGCAACAAGCTCGTTTATGGCAGCAACAAGGCTGCTTTTTGCCGTTGTGGTAAGCGCGGAAAGGTCGGCGGCATTTCCGTTCATCATCGTGCGCAATGATTTGCACTCTGTGGCTATTCGTGTAGCCAAGTCTTGAAGATTTGTCTGTAAGCTCATATCAAATTATTTTCAAAAATTAATTTTAATGTCGGCATTTCATCATCAGCTTTTTTATCGAGTTCGGGTTTCAGGGTTCCCGGAACGATGGCCTTGGTGGCATCTTCGCCTTGCGCAACCTCTGCAAGCGAGGCCAAGCGTATCAACCCGCGCACATTCTCTGATGCGTCAGGCATGTTTTGCAAGTTCCCAATTTCGCCCGGTAAACCGCGCGGGCCTTGCGGGCCGGTTTGCGCTGTGCCTATGAAAATGGTAGGTGCCACATCCAGTTTCAACTTCACAGGTTCGGCAATGGCAAGTGCTATTTTGATATTCCCAGACATATGTTACCTGATAAGTTGTGGGATCACAACAAAAATGCCGCGGCCTATCGTTATTGTTTCGTTGGCATTGCTGATTTCGAGTTCCCATCTGAATGTACCTGATTTCCCGTGTGTGTCAACTGGCAAAAGCGGCACGTTAATTATTTGCGCTTCAATTGCCAATGAATTTTCATCCGTACTTTTTTTCAATATAGCAGTTCTCATAGAATTGGATACTTGAAATTTTACGGTTGGATAGAGCGACATGTCAATCATGTCGGGTACCGTGAAAACCACATCGGCCGTGTCGGCTTCTTGTCGTGTTATGCTAATTTCGCGATCGATGATGTAAGTAGCCATTTTTTTTTGTGAAGATAGCCATGTGGCGTTTTTTTGGAAAGGACAGAAAAAGATCAGCGGAACAAAATATCTGTCGCCCCCAGTGCGGGGTCGGCAACACCATCGCCCCCGGCTTCGGTGAAGCCGATGCAAATGCCGCTTGTGCGTGCAGCCATTGCAAGCTCAACCCACCCTGTGTCGCGGTAGCCTGTGCCTGTGAGGCTTATCTCGACCTCTTGTGTTTTCCCCAATTGGATGAAATTTGCCGCCGTGGTGGTATAGCTCGTGTAATACTTGGCCCTGAGCACAGGTGTATTGACCGATGCGGAAGTAACCTGCTGGTTGGCACGGAAACGCACTTGGGTATAGCCTTCGAGGTCGAGCATGAAGATGGAGCGCGAACTGTTGCCTGCCAGCCTTTCGGCCTGCGTGGCGTTAGTGAGCGTCCAGTTGGCAGAAGCATCGCCATGCACAGTGAACGACTTGATGGATTGATAGGTGCGGAAAACGTTGAACCCCGCGCCCTCGATGAAACGCACCGTGTCGCCGGGGCTGAGAACTTCTTTCCAGATAGTGAAACTTGTGCCATTGGCGTTGAGCCGGATGGTTACCAGCCTGTCGTCGGTATCGGCATTGAAAATGGAGATGAAATCAATGAGCCTCTGTTTGCCGCTGGCAGGGGCGGGGGCAATGTTCACGGGAGTTGTGCCGTTGGTTTCAACGGCAGTCCTCCCTGCATCGAATGAGCTGGAGCTGCGGTCGCGCCAGCTCACAACACATTGGAGCTGGTTTGTTGCGGGGGCGGCGCCAAGCACCACCTGCAGATTGTCGGTTTGTTCGCTAAGTACTATCATATCATTCCTTCTATCAATATTTGTTGTTGTGAAACTGTTTGTTGCAATTGTGCCACAGGCGATTGGCGTTGCTCGATCGGTGCGGTGAGGTAGCTCAACCCGCTCGATTCCTCGATCCAAGTGCCCTTGTAGAAAGTTCTGACGTCGAAAGCATACTCTGCTGCAATGGTGGCTTTGAGTTCGATGTCGATGTCGAGGTGGTTCAGGTTCATGTGTACCGTGAAATCGCCAATGTTCGGGTGCGATGGCGGGGCGATGTGTTCCCACATCACGATGTTCGAGCCTGCGGGGCTGCCCGGGAAACTGTCGGCAGTGATGCGCACCTCGCCCACATCGGCTGCCTGCATTGTGCCGCCCGAATCGATGCCCAGCCACCAATGCACTTCCACGACGCCCGAAAAAAGCAGCTGCCCGTTGCCTCCTGCGTAGAGCAAGAGTTGGTTGAAAACAGCATCGGTATCGTGCGCAGGCCCTCCATGCCTGAACCCACCGCCTTGCCAAAATGCCGGTTCGGGGATTTGGGGCGGGAAAATTGTGAGTACCTGGTCGGGCCCTATTTCGGCATAGTCGGTTGAATCGGGGTGGATCGTTACGGGCGGGTGCAGCATTTCGGAAAGCGGGGTTTCTCCGCCGCCGTAGGCTTCATTATCATCGTAATAGCACATCGCCTCGGTTGTGAGGGCAGCCCAAGCAGCGTTTGAAATCGGGGTATATACACCTCCGTCTATTCCGGTAATCCAATCGCCGTTTCGGTATTTGGTTTCGTTGAGGTTGTCTGCAAGCCAAACTTGTGTGCCTATTTTTACGCATTTATATATTTTACCGTCGTTACCAATATAGTTATCTACATAAGTGCCATTGGGAAGCAGCAATTCTTCTTCAGTAGCAGGGCGGACAAATCTGGCAGCAGATCCTCCATTTTTTTGTATATCTATATTTGTGGTAATAACCTGATCGCCCTCTATATTGATAGAATAAGGGGTATCATCAGATGAATACATAGCTGAAAATTCCAACAAACCGATGAAATCCCCATAAATTACATCTCTTATTCCGGTCCCTTTCGCGCTAAAATTAAACTCGTTTGTTCCTTCATTTGGTGCTAGCCAATGTATTATGCCTTCTTCTTTTAATTTTTTCCCAGCGTTCGGATATATATATATGCCATCTGATTCTTGCACTGTATCCATCATACTGAACAATGTACGCCAATTTGCAATTGATGGATATTCCCAAATATCTGAACTTGTTAATTTTCTAACATCAGTAATCGCCCACCAATTATACAAGGCCCCATATTCAACAGGTTTCCCTGTTACCAAATTCCCAATGTTGATATTGCCAAGCTTGTGCGTATGGCTCGTTTCCGTCAAAGTATTTTCCGTGGTGCTGTCGATTGTTGATGGAAGACCAAGGTCAACAGCTTGGTTTGTCGTGAAATCCATGCCGAGGCCTGCCACTATATCGGCACCGCCGCCGCCCGTTGGTATTGTGGGTTTGTTGCGGATGAAATCAGGGGCTTCCGTGTCGGATTGGTCCCAATCGGACTGGACTTGTTGAGCGGGCACAGTTGGTTTGTTGGGTATGAAATTTGGGCTTTCGGGGTCGGTTTCGCCCCAATCTGACTGCTGTTTTGTGAGGGCCACTGTTTTTGTTTTGCCGTCGGCGGAAGCCACCACGTCGATGCCCCGACCGACGATCATGGCAGTGTCGCCATTTTCGATACTGAATTGGTTGACATGGATGATGGCGGCAGTGTTTTCGGCGGGGAGTTCGGCAGGCGTGGACTGTGCGCCCATCACATCGGCAACCATGTCGAGCGAGGTTGCAGCAGTTTCGATATAGGCAAAGCCTGACTGGCCGGGCATATAGAACCGATAGGCGACTGCGCCTTCGACGGGGCCCCATGAAACAATGAAATCGCCAAGTGCCATATTTTCAAAAGGGGGCGTGTTTTCGAAAATGTCGAACGCGGGGTTGGGCACAGGGAGGGTTTCGCCGTTTTCGTTGATTGCAGAGAGTTGGAAAAATGCACCTTGAGGTACCGATTGCAGCACGGTGCCAGAGCCGGGGATTTGCACGACGATGTTTGACGGCTCGGCCAGGTAACCAACGATTTCAGGCTCGTCGGACAAGGTCCATTCATATTCTTCTCCGCTGCCACCACCGGTTATTTTTTGCCAAGCGCGGTTTTTGAGGGCGTAGAATTCATCGGTTTCGAAATTGCCGGGGATGCTGAGTTCTTGTTTGTCGGTGATTTCGAGGAGTTGTTTTGTGTTTTCGGCAATGGTAACCGGGGGGTGGGTTTTGCCGATCGTGCTGACGATGATGGCTTTTTCGGAGTTGGTATAGGCATCGTCGGTGCGCACAACAATTGTATCAATGTGGAGGCGGCCTTGCTGGGGCATCCAGGCATCGAGGGCGTCGAGTTCGGCGGGTGCAGCTGCATAGGCATCGGCAAGGGTTGTGTATTGGGCGCTGCCCATTACCGAAATAATCTTCCGGGAAGCATTGCCAATTTCGTTGGTGGCGAAAATATGGTATAGTACGTAATTTCCCGTAGAAGCCTGCACGATCGCGCCGCCCGTGTTGAAGCAGATACGGGATGCACCGCGGTAGATTGCATAGCCCGAATTGTGCACATAGCGGGGGAGGAAACCTTGTTGGTAGAGGATGGGGAGGCTGTCGGAGCTGGAGGGGATGGCGAGTTCAATGTCGTCGTGGAGCATGGTGCCGCCAACGACCGAGAACTTGGCGTGTGCATTGTCGCTGCCATCGCCGCCAAAGGATGTACCTGTAATTACAAGCCCGCTTTTTCGCCTGGCGTGGAATGCTTCGTGGAGGTAGAGGTGCATTTGTGGCTGCCACTCGCTGCCGTGGCGGTCGTCGCCGAAGTGGATGGGCTGGTGGAGGGTGGCGTCGTAGTAGAGGTTGGCCACTTCGGTTTTGTAGAGGTATATTTCGGTGAGCTGCTCGGCGGTGGGGTTGTGGACGACGCTGAGCACGTGCTTGAGTTTTTCGTCATCGTAGGAATAGAAAAAAATATAGCGGCCTTCGGCAATCGATCCGCTGAGGTCAATCGATTCGGGCTGGCTGCGTTTGTGAAAAGAAAGTTTGTGGCGGTATTGGTAGAAGCCGAAGGTAACCTGGAGCGGGGCGATAGAGAAGGTTTTTGTGCCGTTGTCCCAGGCAATCACGGTATCGGTGCCGCCTGCATATTCGAAGCCGCTCCAGCGCAGCACCACCGGGTCGCGCCAAAGGCTGTCGATCAGGTCTTTCAACTTTTGGTTGTTCCAGCCCTCGCGGGGCGTGTTGGCCAGCAGGCGTATGAGTTTTGTTTTGCCGTATTCCATGTCAGTTCAAAGTTCAGAGTTCAAAGTTGGGTTCATACCTTATATCCCTTGATTTTTGTGGTGCCAATGGAGTCCAGTCCGAAAGTGGTTTCCATTTCTTCGATCACGAACTCGCCTTTTTCGGTGTTGAACTTGCTGAAAATATTGTCGGCCACAAAGGACAGCGCGTTGAGCGGGAAGTTGAATTCAGCCTCTACGGGCAGGCGTGTTTTCCAGAATCGCGCCCAGTTTTTCCAACGCGTTTCGAAAAGGCCTGCGGGGCCTTCCCACGAAAAGCGCGGGATGGTCAGCCCCGAAGAGAAAATGCGCAGCGAGAAATCGGAATAAGCGCGGCGCATAGTGGCGAGGTTCCCGCGTTGGTTGGCCTGCAACTGAAAAGCACCGAGGATGCCCGTCATTCCGCGCAGAGTTGAAACCGATGTTTTGATTTCCTCCTCTTCGTCGGCAGCACCATATATATATGGCTGCGGCCCCGAGCTCACAAACTTCCATCCGATTGTGTCGATTTGTTCTTCCTGTCGGTTGATGTTTTCCTGCTCAATTACGACCCATGTGTATTCATATATGCCGTTTTGGTCGAGCACAAGGCGGAGTTCGCCAAATTCAGGCTCGGCAATATCGTTCAGCAACAACAAGGTATTTACAGGTTCTTTGAAATCGGCCCAGCGTTCGGAGAGGTCTTCGAAGCCAGAGCCGAACAGCTTGTCGTCCTTGTCGTATTCGGGTTTGAATTTCAGCCTCACGTTTTTTTGTTCCCCTGGGCTGAAATCGCCCACGATATATTTTGCGATGTCGATTGACGGGCTTGTGAGGATAGAATTGCGGTCGATGATATCGACGGTGCTGTCGGTCTTGAAAAAAAAGATATAGTTGAGCGAATTTTGGATGCCCAGCAGGAAATCTTTCATGGAAACACGGGGCAGCAAGTCGGCATAGTTGAACGGCTTGAGCTGCCAGCTCACATTTGTGATCTTGCCTACTTCCAACGCCGAGTACTCGTTGGTTTCGGGGTCCCAAGTATATATGTATTCGGGGTACACCGCCAACACCATGTCGATGATGTTGAAATTGTTGAAGATCATTGCATTTTTTGTGAAGTTGGCGAACAACATGCCGGGGATGAGCATGTCGTTTCGTTTGACAAACCACTTGTTCATGCGGAGCGATTCTTTGATGACATATTTCAAATGGAGGAAGGGGGTAACCACCGCTCCCTCTTTGATGGGCCATAGAGGTGCGCTCACTTGGGGGTTGACGGCGTAGAAATAATTTTTCCAATGCGCGTTTTGCAGTACGCTGCGGGTTTCTTCGCGGGTCACCCATTTGTTGTTTTCGTCGCGAACGGTGGTTTCGGTAGTTTCCTCGCGGCCGATTCCGTCCCAAAACCCGGGGTTGAAGATCCACTGGAACCCGTAATCGTCGGTATCGTCGTCATAAGCAGGCTTATGCTCCATGTTTTGGGTTTCGGGCCATGGCATGTCGGGCAGTTTCTTCTCGCGCTGCACCTTGCCGAAGTTCCCCAGTTCGCTGCGGAGCCATCCGCTGTATGTGTCTTTGTTGGCCGATTGGATGATGACGGTGCCAAGTGCCAACAGCACACCGCTGAACCTGATTTCGAAGCCGGGGAACTCGCGTGAAGTGGCGTTTGAGTATTTCTCGAACCGCTCGGGGTTGCCAAACTCGGCGCGGGTGTTGTCGTTCACGGGAATCGATATACCCAGGGCGATGTCGCCGGGCATGGAATCCATGAAACAAGCGGGGTTTGTGCGCGTGATGCGCACCGAAGCCGATTCGTCGAGCAGCAGGGGGCGGTTGTTGAGTTTGAATTCGAGCATAACGGTTCCGAGTTTAGGGTTCAAAGTTTAAAGTGGAATGTGCAAGCATGGCGCTATTTTTTTTTCTTGGTACTTTTTCTCTCAATACTATTGTTAGTAGGCTTCTTCAAGTTCTATGTCAACCGATTGGAGGTCGTTCATTGAATCGGTGAGCGCGAGTTCGGTGCTTGTGATGATTACGGGGACAAGCGAGTAATCAGTGATGTGCGTTGAATTGTTGGAAGGAGGGATGGCGAGCCAGGCATTTTGTGTGTCGAGCAAAATATCGAGGGCTTCCATTTCGGCCTTGGTTTTGAAGCCGCTGTTGATGTTCCATTTCCGGGTGCGCGATTTTGAGCTCACGAAGCGGGTGCGGTTTTTTGACCCCATGCCAGAGATGAAGTTTTTGTTTGCGATATTGCGCTGCCCAGATGGTGCATATTTCACTGCGCCATTGAGCCAAATAGTTTCTGCACCGCCACCGATACCGTTATCGACAAACAGGTAGTAATTGTTTTCGTAGTATTTGTGGTCGAGTATGAAAGTGCGTTTTTCGACGCTGGGCGAGCTATCAATCCACACTTCGTAATATAGCAGTTTTGCGGAGCCGATGACAGGGTAGAATTGAAGTCCGCGCGGTTGGACGCTGAATTCGAACATGACATTGTACCACATAGTTCCCTCTCCGGAATAATCAACAGTGCTGCCATCAGAATAGTATGCTTTGGCTTTCAATGAGAACGGGAATGTTGTGGTGGGGGGTTTCCACCACAATTTCACAGGCGTGTTTGGGCCTATGTGTTGAACGACCGGCATATAATTGAGCCATTTGCCGCCTTGCGAATAGTGGGAAAACCAAGATTCTCCGGCATCGTTGAGCCTGGCGAGCATCAGGCTGTCGAGTTTGCCTTTCACTACAAAAATAGTTCCCCAAGCAGATTGGAAAGATTCTTGCAAGTCGCCATTGCTATCGATGTAGCGTTCGCCTGCGAAAAGCTGCACATCGTATGCGAGATTTTCGTAACCGTGCCAGCGGCCTTCGTATTCTGATGGAATAGGCCATTTCATGTCGAAATTATGGTGCTGGTCCACATAGCCCGAAATATTGAATTCGGCAACACCTGCAGCATCGGGCGCAATGGCGTCGATGAAAGGCGAGCCGAACAGCAGATTGTCGGCGCTGACGATTTTGAGCAGGATCTTGTAATCGGTAGCGTTGGCGGGTGCGCCGCTTGTGGTGGCTTTCACGCGGATGTCGTTACCGGAGAGGTGTGTGGAGTTGTTGGCTATTTCGGAGATAGTGATCATAGTTTATTTTTTTGGACGATTTGGACTATTGGTTTCATAAGCCGCGGGTGTTTTGAATGTCGGTATAGTTGCGGTCGGCTTTGCGGATGTCTTCTATGGAGGCGAAAACTTTGAGGTTTTTGAGTTCGCGCATGGCGGCGGTGTTTTGGCGGATGAGTTCGGCGAGATCGGGGGATTGAAGGGATTGGGAAGATTGATGGGATTGAGGGGATTGGGGGGGTTGGGAAGTGAAGCCGCCGGAGGAATAGCTTTGGGCGGGGATTGCCTGGACTATTTGTCGCAGATCCAGCCGGGCAAGGGAACCGTTTCGGCGGGCAATTTCGAAAATATCCAGAATGGGTTTTATTTGCGGGTTTTGGGTGCCTTCTTTTGGGAGGACGTATTCGCTTTTGTGGAGCTGCACCAATTCGGCTTCCTCGTATTTGCCACCTGGGGCTGTGTATCCTGCAAAGCCTCCTGTGGCCATTGATTTCACGTTTTTTCGCTGTGCGTTGGCAACGCCCAACTGCAGGATGCCTGTTGCGCCAAGCAACACTGCCGAAATTGTGCCGCCAATGGGGCCTAACTGCGCATAACCTTGCATGATTGCCGCTGCTGTGCTGGCAATGATTTGGGCGGCTGTAACTGCAAAATTGAGGTCGGCGTATTTTTTGCGGATTTCTTTTTTCTTCTCCTCATTGTCGCCAGCTTTTTCGAGCTCCATGTCCATGAGGGTAGCGACAAGGTTACCTGCCATGTAGCTTATTTCGGCTACTTGTTCGGCTTTTTGCTGTTTGATTTTCAGGCGGTCGTCTTCGGCTTCGCGTGTAATGCGGGTAAGGTTGTCCTGGTATTCCTGTTCGCCGATTTTCCCGGCCTGCCACATGGCTTCGTTCATTGCCAGTTTTCCATCAACGGTTTCCTGGTATTGTGCGAGGGCGTAGTCGAGGGCGGGGTCGGATTGTTCGGTTTCGTCGGTTTGCAGGTTGGTTGCTATACTGACATCGGACAGGGCAGCTTGTTTTTCGATGGCGGCAATGAATGCTTCGAAAGCTCCTTCGCCCTGTTTTGCGAAGTATTTGCGGACGGCTTCGGATTGGGCTTCGGCATCGGCAGCGAGGAGGGCGGCGAGGTCGGGGGAATCTGTTGGAGTTGTTGGACTGGTTGGGGTGGTGGCTGGGGCGTCGGTATTTTGGACGATGGGGACGGTGGGGTCTTTTTCGATGATGCCTGTGAGGTATTGTTTTTTGGCGTTGAGTTCTTTTTCTTTTTCGAGCATGTTGCCGAGCTGTGAATTTACGTTACGGACAGCAAAAGCGGCTGCGTTGCCGCCGCTTGCTATGCCGTTCCAGAGTTTTTGCCAAACAGTTGGGTCGGTATTTTCGCCAGATTGAATGTCGATAAGTTCTTTGTCGATTTCGACGAGTTTTTCTTTTGCGGCTTGGACACGTGCTTGTTTGAGGAGGGCTTTTGTATAGTTTTCGGTAGCGGTGGTGGCTTCCTGTGTATTTATTTTTTCGAGGGTAAGGTTTCCGAAGTATTTGGGCGAAATTCGGTTGAGTTCGGCTAGGGCGGCTTTCCGCTCGTCGAGGGAACGTTTTTCGTTTTTGGCTGCTTGGAGGAGGAGTTCGACATTTGTTTTTTGTTCGGCTATGTTTTTTGCGGCTTCGGTTTCGACATCGTTCAACAATTTTTTTGCGGCGGTAGCTTGGTTGACATGTTTTGAATATTGCCAAATAGCTGCGCCCACGGCGATGATGACGGCCAGAGCTGCGCCGATTGGGTTTGCTTTGACTGCTACGTTCCAGGCGCGTTGGGCGATGGTGGCGATTTTGATTTGCCCGGTGAGCAAAGCTTTGACTGTGATATAGGCACGTTCGGCAGCGAGGCCGAGTTTTGAGGTCATCAGTGCGAGGCGTTTTTCGGCAGTATTGAGTTTGAGGGCGATTGTGTAGGCGGCAATTGCGGCTGCCGAACTGATGATGATGGGGTAATACTGTTTTGTGATGCGGATTATCTGCACCATTGCCTTGATGAAATAGGTGAGGGCATTGGTGCTGACAAGTATGGCAGGAGAAAGGTTTTCGCCCAGCTCGCGGGTAATCAAAGAAATATTTTTTCGTGCTTTTTCAAGTTGAGCCTGGCGGGTGTTGTTTTTGATATTGAATTCTTCGGTGAGCGAAGTGCCTTTTTCGAATTCGATGTTGGCAAGGGCTTGCTGTTCGCGGAGCGTGTCGGTGCTTTTTGCAAGCCTCAACAGCACGTTTGTTCCCCTGGTTCCGTCGACACCTAGTGAATCGAGTTTGCGAATCATCTCAGCCATTCCATCGTTGTTGCCATTCAGCCCTTCGAGTAATCGAACTAAAGCTTCGTTTGCATCGGTTTCCAACAAAGTTGTGAAATCGGCGACAGACATGTTGGCGACAGAAGCGAAAGTAGCGGTGTCCTTGAACATATTTGGAATAACCTGTGCAAAAGTAGTTGCTGAAATTTCGCTTGTTTGGGCGAGTTGGTCGAGGGTGGAAGCAAGCCCCAATACCTGTGGGGCAGAAATACCGGCAGCGGGGGCAAGCCCAGCCATGCGCGATGTGAATTCAACCAAGTATCCCTCGTTGGCAGTAGAGGCAGCACCAAGTGCGTTGATTGTAGAGCCCACTTTTAGCAATGCCTGTTCGGTGCCAAATTGCTCTTCAAGGTTAAATATTTGGGTAAGCTTGCCCAATTTTCGGACAGTTTCTTCGATGTCGCCGCCGAGGTCTTCGTTGAGTGCCACGTTAATTTTATCGGCAGCGCGGACAAAGCCTTCGATATCTTCAACGTTATCCTTTCCAAGTTTCCCGGCGATACGTGCAAGTCCCAGCAAGTCTTCCTGGGCGGTTCGTGTGTCAATTTTTTGCAGCTCTTTGTCGAGGCCAATCACTTCGTCGCGGGTGAGCCCTGTTGTTTTTTGGACATCGGCGACTTTGTCGTCGAATTCGGCAAAAAGGTTTGCGGCTTTTTTGAGGCCAAAAATCATACCTGTGAGGGATGCCGCCCAGACAGTGAGCATGGAGAAATAGCGGTTGAATCCATCGGCCATTTTGCCGATAGAAAAATGGGTTGTTTTTGCGCCAGTACTGACTTTTTTGATTTGTGCTTCGACTTTGTCGAGTTCGAGGCGGTATTGTTTCCATTGGGCAGTACCGGGGGTTGAAGAATCCATGAGCCTTTTGAGGCGTGTTTGTTCGGAGCGGAGCTGGCGCATGGTCAGGCCTGTGATGCCGATTTCTTGGCGGAGTTCGGTCATGCGGGCTTCGTTGGATTTGATGGCTTTGTTGTTGGCGGCCATTTCGGCGGTAACCTTTTTGAACTCGGCGGTTTCCTGTTTTCCGGCACGGATCAGTTTTTCTTTTTCGGCACGGAGCTCTTTGTTTCGGTTAGTAAGGTCGCGGGTTGACTTTTCGAGGTCGCCCAGTTCCTTTTTTCCTTTGTCGCCATTGACAATGATATTGAGTTGTAGATCTTCGTCGCGTAGTTTGTTTGCCATTGCTCAATTAATTGTTATCAAATTGTTTTTTGATGTTTTCGGCCACTTCTTCGGTAAGGCCATACATGAGCCGGTAGGCTATTGTGTAGTAATGGCCGAAAACGAAGCGGTTGTATATTGGAAATGCCGTGATGCGGCGGCGTTGGCGGAATTGTGAGAATTTGGTTTCGGGGTTAATGGTACGGTTTTTTGGCTTGATGTCGAGTATGCGCCCGTAGGCAGTGATTTTGGTTTTGAATTTGCCATCGAGCGTGTCGCCGGATTCAACGGAATAGGGGCGGTCGGTCATGAGGCGGTTGCTATGGAAATGCAGGAGCTTGGCGATTGCTTTCCCCTGGTTGTCGTGCAGCTCTTTTCCTTCCTGCTGAAGGATTTGCTTGACGAATTGTTTTCGGACGAGTGCTAATTCCATGGTGGGAAGATAGGGAGGGGGGATTGATGGCAAAAGGACAAAGGGGATTGGGGGGATTGAAAAGATTGATGAGATTGATGAGATTGATGAGATTGAGGGGA